TAGGAGCTCCGGATAGTCGTGATGGAGCCCATACTGCATTTGGACCACTGTTTGTTCGAGATGCCGCAGGAGTGTACATTGCAGGCAGTGCTCGAGATGCAGTCGCAGGAGCGTACATTGCAGGCAGTGCTCGAGATGCAGTCGCAGGAGCGTACATTGCAGTAGACGCTCGAGAGGCTGTTGCAGGAGTGTACATTGCAGTCGGCGGTGATCGAGATGCAGTCATGTATTTTGAAGGCGTTGCTCGAGAGGCCGTTGCAGGAGTTTTCGCGGCTACAGGACCGGATCCACCTTTCGTCTTCTTTGCTTGCGTTGGCCCAAATTGTTTTGTCAAAGGCGTGGACCTATCAAATTCCATCATTGTCCCTCCACCTCCCACTGCTATCTTACCATCTGCTTGAATCGCATTTGAAGGACCCATATTCGCATTCAGCTTGGCCGTAGCTACGCTAGCAATTTGTTCTTGTGCAGCCATATCTGCTTGGTTTTTCTGTTCGTCTTGAAGATATACAGAAAGTAGATTGCAATTGTTAAGAACTTCAGTCACTATATCTTTTTGGAGTGCTTTAATCTGATTTATTTTTGATATGTCTATAGTGCTATCAAGATCCATCATCATGCCATGCATCGCTGCAATCAAAAACACACAGGCTTTTGCAGTAATTAGTTTTGTTAGAGTCCCATTGCTCATAAAATATCCAGATTTTGCTTTGCGATCATTCATGTTTTTAGGGATGTCATCGTTGTCAGGATACAATTGGTCGATAAATATCTTATCCAATGTCTGTTTAAAGTGGAGATTGTCACCATCGGGCATACTAAAATTCTGATAAATGTAAGTTGATTTGTCCTCCCAATAGTTGTCGTCAAGACATTTCGACCCAGTCACATCAGCGGTGATCTCTCCTATTGATTGAAGCATCATAGCTAAGCAATTGATGAAGGCCTTGTACTTATTCCGATTCAATACATATACGTTGTTGAGAGTTTCTGAAGATATGTTTTCTCCAGCAGCAGAATTGATCTCATCTTGGGTAGGATCATATATATGGATGCTTAATAGGGCTAAAATACTGTTTACAGCATCCGGTTTAAACGTATTTACTGTAAATATATTTCGAAGAGACATGATATTAGGCAAATCATGAATGGGACCTTTTCCTACATCAAACTGTTCAATGGGTCGTAAACATATGGATACTAGAATCAATATGATACATAGAATAATAATAGCAAAGTCTATTAGATGCATTTGCTTCTACATATTAAGTGTGTATTTAATTTTTAGGGCTTGCTTGCAGTAACAGTCGCGGCATTTGCCGCGGTAGCCCCAGCCGTAGTCGTGATGGGTTTGCCAGGTCCACCAGTAATTCCTGACACGCCTCCCCAATCGTATTTGCCCCAGTCTACAGGAACACGTGCGTAATTATTCGCAATGTTCAAACCTAATACGAGTGTGAATAAAGCGATGACTATCATCGAAATGTAGAAGCAGCTCGAAGTTGAGATGGTATTTGTTAATGTAAGAGATGCCACTATGAATAGGGTGCTTGACAATACGAGCGTGTACTTTATAAATGCGGTGTAAAATAGGGTAGAATTGAAATCGTAATTGTCTGCACGGTACATTTGTTCTGTAAGACGAGTGTTATTCGATAATAGTGAGGTTATTTTGTTCAGCTCAGCTGTCTTGTTCATCGTCACACCACTGATGTACTCACCACTAGAACTGATGTCATGCAACTCGGCGAGTCGCTTAATCGAGCTGAAGTAAGGTTCGAGGCAATTATTTTTGAACGATAAACTCCACTTATTGTTCAAATCATTGATGCCAAAAACACGCGTAGTCATGTCTTGATTCGTAATGGCAGTCGTGTAATTTTGCACATTTGTAGAATCACTACCAGGATTATTGGCCATTGCCCTGTTTATATACATTAAGAATATTTTTTCGTAAATGTGATGTACAGCTCTCTCACAATAACAGCAATCGCAACCACACCAGCAATGCACATAATCATCATCGCTTTCTTATCATTCGTCACACTAGGTGTGTTCATGTTGAAAAAGGCAACCAATGCACCAATGTAGACAAGAACCACGATGGCCCATATAATCATTGAAATACGTTTCTTCTGTAATACAGATTTGAAGTCCTGATCCTTTTGCATAATAACCAACAATCTCTGCCTTTGATCCGTGAAATCCTGACTCACCTTGTCAAGCGTTTCTTGAGACTCCCCCATTTTGTTATGGGTTTCAATGGCATGAACAAAATAGTCGTTTTGCAAACCACTATATTTCTCAAGAACCAAAAACAGGTTTTCGATTCGGATCATTACCACGCCGACATCTTTGTAAATCTGCCCTTCTTTGCTATCAGGGGTTCCTGTGCTAATAATGCTTGCGTATGTCGTTTCATTTTTAAGATTATCCATTCCGATATTGGCGAGGATAGCCAATATTGTTTGATAATAGTAGTATTGGTTCACGTATGCAGCACACTTCGCAACGAACGCAGAATAGTAACTGTTACACGGACAATCTGTGTCTGGAACAGCATCTGTTTTGCCAAACTGGTTCATGTTATCGATGCTGAGCATATAGTTGTACAAATCGAATGCGGCTAGTCCTACAGCATTTGTGATGAATGTCTGTACAGTAGATGATGCATTGTACGTGTGATATAAAGGTGTCATAAACTTATTAGTAATGGTTGGCATCTGCTCATCAAACAATATGGAATTGTTCACAATAGGGCGAAGTGCTGATTCGATAAACGATTTGCAATTCGTGACATCCGTCCCAGTCAATTGATACGTACATGCAATGAGCATAAGATCGAGAGTGGCTGATAAAATGTAGGCGGTAAAATGGTTGACCACTGTGTCATTTTCGATATCATTTTGTGTCATTTTATTAGCCGTATTGATCAGGCTGTGAGACACAATCGCATCATAATTGTTTGTGGGATTATTCACGTTTGCACGACAAAATGTGTTGAAATAATCATACAACAATGATATCTTGAGTTTAATAGACCAACCACTCACATCATCGTCGTAAGCAAATGCCTGCATGACACATTCAGGGATGCGCTTCAAGGGCTTGTTTGTATTCGGATCAAGCACAGGGTTGCCTAGAGCGTCCGATACTATAGATTTGTTATATATGTATGTGCTGTCACTTATGTTGGTGCTTGTACTTGAATCGATGGTGCGGAAAACACTCAATGAATTGTTGAAATCATCTGTATCCAAATATTGTCGAAGCGTCTTATTTTGGATTTGCCCTTGGTTTGTCAATGATACTTGTTGTTTAGTAGAAACCTTGGTGCCAGAAGAAGTGGGTGTGCTTTTTATAGACACAGGACCCCCACCGAACGCTTCCAATATTTTTGAACCACGTAAGTGAGGCATTCTTATATTAAATATACCAAAGAGAAAAAATAGAATTGTCAAACAACCCTGAATCGCTTATTTATTACACGCAGCACCGATAAGATATATACTCTCCAGAAGACGGGCTTGCTCGGGTAATTTTGACTAGATCCCCTGATTTGGCATTGATGTATCTAGCCATAGGATCCGTTTTCAGAATGATCGGAAATTGCGCCTTGCTCTTGACCAGATATGCGCCCATGATTTGCTGTATCGCATCCTGATCATGGATCAGCTCGTGCTTTGGTACCAGCGAGTGCTTCGCGATATTGAATTGCAGCTCTTTAATGCTAAAGAACTGAGTGTCTATTTCAGGAAACTCGTCCGTATACAGCTTGATCGTAGCCGGCGTAGGCAGTTCGCGCGTGACAATGATGAGATTTTTCGGTGTTGATTCTTGGAAATTCGCCACCAGGTCTCGAATTTCTACGATCTTGAACTTGGACAACAGGCAGAACACGATTTTCATAGTGGGTGTCACTTCCATATCAAATATATTGTTTTCGGATGCGAGGGTTTGGAGCTCGGTGTCGGAGATATGGGCCAGGTTGGACACATCGACCCCGCGATCAACGAGCATCTCTTTGACAGTGGTGAAGCTTTTTACGAGGGATTCTACAAGATGAGCCATTTGAAATTATATAATGCGTCTCGTTTTTAAATAAACGGAAGAGGAAAAATAGAGCGCGTATCAATTTTTTGAGTACTAATCCATGTCGTCTTCTATCATTGCCATCTTTTTGAGGCGATATCCTCTGTAGCCTGCCTTGGGAAGCTTCACAGGTTTGCCTATATGTTTGTCAAGATATGTGTAAAGTTCTTTGCGGCGCCCGACCTTGTAATTAGGATTGAATCGCCGCACCCAGTCCTTGAAATCCTCAAACACTTCTAGCAGGCCGATCACCTCGTCATCAGCCTTCTCTAAGCGGTCGTCGAAATATTCGCTGATCACGTCGTTGCTCTTCTGGTACTCGCGCGTGCACTTCATCACCTCGTCCGGTTCGCCTATCCCCTCTTCGCGGTATTTTTTGTAGTACTCGACCAGCATCGCCATGAACGCTTCTTTCCACCCTTCGAATCGCATCGACAGCTCCCGATCGATTTGAAACTCGTTCTCGTGGTTCGGGTCCGGATTTTCCACGAATCGTGATGTGAACTCCGCCACCCGGATACGACGCCAAGTGCCATCGTCTGTTGCAGATGGCACAGTCGGAAGGTGGTTGCACGTCAGGATCATCTTGAACTGTGGCTTGAACTCGATCGGCTCCTTGAACAGCCCACGACCCTTGACGGTATCGCCACCGCTGAGTTCTTTCAAATACCCGATGTTCATCTTCTCATCCTCGCCAGGTTCTTGCATAACGACCATGCGTTTGCCTTTGGTCTGAACAAGCTCTGAGTTGGTGCCATTGGAGCTGACGCGCTTGCCGGTGATGGCTGTCACGTTCATGATGCAATAGTAGTCGCCAAACGTTTTCATCATGAGCTCGAGCATCTTCGATTTGCCGTTCGCACCGACACCCGTCCAGATGTAGAACTTTTCCTCGCGATTGTGGCCGTCGAGGCAGCTTGCCAATACCTTGAGCACGTATTCGCGAATGTCGTCGCGGGTCAGAACCTTGGCCAAGAACGACGACACTTCCCGATGGCTGTTGTCGTTCTCGTTGAACTCGCGATAGTTGATACCCGTCGTGAGAGAGATATAGTCCTCTGGGCGACCCTCGCGGAACTCGATCGTGGTAAGGTCGAGGACTCCGTTTTCGAACCCGAGCAAGTCTAGGTTGCTGTCGAGGAGTTCCTCCTCAAACTTGGGACGATAGAACATGTCAGCGCATTCCTTCATTATGTTCTCCTTGAACGACGTGTTTTTCAGGAGCTCGCCGATGGCATGCAGCTTCTTGGCTTTATCTGCAAACACAGATTGCTCGTCGGCAGCCGCGGTAGACGCCAAGATGTTGTAGTGTCCGGCGGCTTTCATGTATTCACAGAAGACCTCGTTGGAGATCTTGTTGCGGAGGGAGAAGCCGTTTTCTGACACCATCCAACGATGATTCTTGAACTCGAACCAGCCCTTGGACTTGACAGAGGTGCACACGAACTGGTGCTCGTACATGTGATGCACGACTTTTGCCACATCGTAATGTGTCTTGTTCATGCTCGTCTTGATAAGCTCGAACAAGTCCTTGCTGATAATGTCAGCATACTCTTTCGGGCTATCCTGCTTCGCCCACATATGGAGCGTGCCGATCCCGAGTCCATCGTCGCGCATATAGTCCCAAACCCGGTCGCATTCGCCGTCCACAAACTTGTCTGAATTCTTGCTGAAGTTGATCCACGTTTGCAGCAGTCGATGATCGATGTTACGCAAGCACCATCCAACGCGCATCCAGTCGTTGTAGTTGTTAGCGCGACCGTGATTCAGAATTCCGACAAGTTTGTCAACCAATCCAACCGAGGTGTATTCATTCTTCTTGGTGTTGCGATTCTTCTGCATCGCGTTGCACATCTGCTTCTTTTTCTCTCTCTCAGCATACATTCTCTCTTCGTAGTCTTCCACTTCTTTTAGAGTCTCCATTTTTAATGCACTCTCGCGATACTTGTTGCGAATCGACAGGGTCTCTACAAGGTCTCCGCCTACCGTGTCATGCGTGAGTTTGCCATCCGTATACCTGTGAATTCCGGTCACACGATACGGTTCGCCGCCAGGTTTGCAGCTCCCATACATTTGCCAGTTGTTGATGTCGATAACACGTTCATCAATGATATCCGTGATTGCATTGGTTGCGCCCATCTTTTCGAAGACAGGTCTTAGTTGTTCCAATACGTTTTGACGGACAAGATATTGTACGCACGGTCGAGTCACTACATCGGGTATCACCATGTGAATGCCATCTTTGACGAGGTTCTGATGCATACACGGCCCCGACTTCTCCATGACGAACACCGAAGCCGTGTCTATATCTGCGTAACGACGCAGCGCCTGCACGTACGTCGACGAGATGACCTCCAGATCTTCCTCTGTGTACTTTCTGGTCAATCCAGAGTCGCCTCTGAAACGGAGGTCAATGTCGATGAGAACCGGTGACAACTCGTGATGCTTTTCTGTGAGATGGAGCGGTTCCTTAGCAGCCATGGCTTTTCTGTACAGGGTGAAGAACTCAGCCTCATGGTCTTTGGGCACGTAAAATGATCCGGCGGGGTTACTGATACTGGTATGCGTGAAGCTGCTACGCTTAATGGTCTTGAATTTTTTTAGAAACCTTGAAAAATCACCGGGTTGATATTTCACTGCCTCCATTTATTAATATAATGCGGACACTTTTTAATTGCTTTTTGGTAGAAATCTAAGCTTGTCTCACGGGCTGGAAAGATTCCAGGCTTTGCAGTTTTTATAAACCGTTGGTCGTAATCAATTTTTTCTTTTAAGTTGAATGACGTTGGGTTAACAATTAGAATATAGATGAGCAAACTTTCTACGAGTAATATAATATAACTTCCCAATGCATTGTGCTCCCCAAAGACAAGGGTTTTATCGTAAAGCAAAGACGTGTCTATCGAAAGAGTCATTACTCAACATGGCTAAAGCATACAATGCAGCACTTTATGATCACAGTAATACACAAACTGTTGCTCCACAAATCGTCGGAGGCACCGGTGTAAAGGTCTTTCAGAATAATAAATTACATAAACCCATACCACTAAGCGGATCACGGGCCAAACTATGGAATCATCTGCAAAGACGGTTCATGCATTTATGTGATAAAAACGAGAGTTGTTGGTTAGAGATTGATTTCATCAAGAAGAGTGTGAACGGCGTAGAGGATGAATTCCGCCCTGTAAAACCGACTGAATGGAACTCGAATCCACACACGTGGCTAAACAATTTCAACATCGAAGATGTAATGGAACAATACGAAGAAAGTCATCCAAGCTTCCATTTTGTAGGTGTATTTCCCATGGACTTTGCGGCCACCGATCCCTTGGGGAAATGTGTATCAGAGGAGATGTGCAAAATAGACGTTCGAAAACTCATGAAGGCAGGCATCATGCAAATGGGGGTCGTATTGAATCTCGACAAACACACAGAATCAGGGTCTCATTGGGTGGCGCTATATGCCAACTTTGATCCGAAAAAACCAAACTACGGCATCTATTATTATGACTCGAACGGCATGGAGCCTACAAAAGAGGTTGTGGCGTTTAAAAATAGCATCAAACATCAGATTGATGCGATGGACCCGAATGCTACTAAGAAATTCCCCATAGAATACAACAAACGCAGGCACCAATATGGTAACAGCGAGTGTGGAGTGTTTTGCATGTATTTCCTCGAGAGGTGCTTGCTGGGAATTTCTTTCAAGAAGATCGAGTCTAGCAAGATCTACGATAAGAAGGTCCACAAATTACGCAACAAGTATTTCAGACCTAATAAACACGCAAAGCCCTAAGTAAACGGTTGCACCGTGAACTCAGCGTGCCTACGTAAACGGTTGCACCGTGAACTCAGCGTGCCTACGTAAACGGTTGCACCGTGAACTCAAGCTCTAGTCGATGGTCCTGGTTCTGGAAATCATACTGATTACCGTAATAATCCACGAAAGCTATTTGCAATTTTCTCAAAGAATTTAGCGGGGGCTCAAATATTTTAATCGTATCCGACTTGTGATCATCGTTCAAGCTGTTCTCTTTGTCATCAATAATGGCAAAAATCCGGTCGATGTTTGCAGAAGTCCCGTATGTATATTCTGCTCGCGAGACGCTAAGTCCGATGTACCGTTCTTTATTAAAGTTCTTCCTAAAGGGCGCGACGACTGCACCTGTCGCATCGCTTGCGTAGTTTTTATTGTCAAACCCAAGAAGCACCGCAGCTGTTTTGGGTCGATACGTGCTAGTCATGTCTCCATACACCATCCCTTGCCTATCGTAAGAACGCGGCCCATATGGAACTGTGGGACCTTGACACAACATATAGAACCTTGTCGCGGCTTGTGTCTGCTTATCTACAAGGCTACTTTTAATGGTATATTTGTCTAGATGCGAAACATATTGGACTGCGAACGTTGAACGGCAAGCAGCATTCAAGGCCGTCTCGACGTTTGTAGCAAGATCCTCCTCTGAATAGTCTCCTAATGCTAATGGAACGGCCGTTTCTTGGTATACTCCGCCCACAGGGTCCGCTTCAGACACTACAAGAATGTTGTTGTTTGCATGGACGAGGTAACGCACAAAGGGAACATCTGCAATGACAAGTCGCATCTGCGTGACATTGTTAATGTCCTGAGGCAACATGATGTCGTACTTTGCAGGGTCTGGAAAAGTGTTTAAATTCCGATCTCGACTATCGATAATGTAACGCATCATCCTTGATGCACCCGCTACGGCATCTTTTGTTGGAGGACGGATTACAGTCGACTTCCTGAACGTCTCTTCGTCTGGAGAAAACATCAAGTTACTCTTAATAATTGGCACAAGCCTTTAAGTCCCTTCGTGCACAAAAATAATTCACTTAAATAAATACTTCTTATTTAAAGTAGAGCTCGCTAACGCATGGCACAGAATCGAGAATTCTTATCCGCAGAAAATTTTAAAAACTTGGTGAGCATATGCAAACGTTTTGTCCTTGACAAGCACAATATAGATATAGAAGCCACATCCATCGATTTGCCCAAGACGATGTTTGAAACTATGCAAAAAGTGTGCAATGATCCTGATACTGCTAATATCACAACTCGGGACATGAATAAATTGACGATTAAATCGGTTACTAGTATGGTGCTGAAAACGATGAATGGTCCCAATGGCAGTTTGTTCAGTTCCACGTCTCGTGATTCTTCATTGACACGGGACACTGCATTGTACGGAAAGAGGAACGTGAACTCAACCCATCTTCTCCCTGAGATGGCAGCTTCCAGGAATGGATTGATGGACAACTACGAGCAAACGAAGCAGTCACGAGCTCCCCCCGCCACGCCTACAATGCAAGATCCGGGATTGGTTGCATACGAAGAGAAGCCTCTATTGGAGAGCGAGTTCCAGCAGAGAATGCAAGCGTTACAGCAACAGCGCGACACTCAAGAGCCTTCGACCGGCAATAGTCCTGCCAATTCTATGCTTCAGCGCAACACATTAGTCGCGTCCACGATGGAAATGCCGCGTTTAGAGCCTAAAGAGATCTATCAACCTATGCTCCCTATCGTCGAAGAGGTGGCAGTAGCGAAAAATGAGAGCGATGGCGCCGGAACACCGTCCTTTGAAACGATGATCATACCAAGGGATATGATGAAGCCGCCTCACGATTACAAGATAGTGCAAAAATACGTCTTGGTAAATTCACTTGACCGCGACTGGCTTCAACAACAGATGCGGTACAAATACAAGGTGAAGTTTACTTACACAAGTCAAAGCATTGTCACTCGACCTATTTATGAAAATAACCCAACTATTCCTAATACGGCTACATACACTACACCAGGTATTCAAAACGTGGCTGGCTGGTTTGATGAATCTGGGAGACAGTACCCCAAATACGACCCAAATTCTACTGCACCCCAAGTGCAAGTGGGAACAGAAGTCATCCCCATCCCGGTGGATAATGATGCCAATATACAGTCGAACTTTAAAAATATTCATTCGATCCAGATTACCAAGGTAATCATTCCTATGGATATTCCGGTGACTGTGCAGAATACGTCGGGTGTTACCGGCGGTGGTGCTGCAACGAATAAAATCATCTTCAACAATGACTACGGCTTCAACTTCCCCTATGTTTTATTGCAAATCCAAGAATTCTCTGACATGTACGAGGGGACTGATGATACCATTCGCAAGAGTTTCTGCAAACTCGTGTTTGACAAAACATATCAAAGTGATGTCGGAAGGGGGTATATCGTCTTGAAGCCCGCTCAAGAAGAGAAAAAGGTCTTCTGTCCGACTGCGTTATCGGTGATGCCGTCGTTGTCTATCTCGCTTCTTCGCCCCACCGGAAATCTCATTAACAACAGTGTTGATGGCATCAGTCTGCTTCGTGTAGATTATGAACTGCAAATGAACGCCTTTTATCTGAAAATATGGACGAATAACTACTTTGATCAAAACGACTTTTACACTGGTGATTTGGTCATTATCCGCGATTTCACAATCTACCGGGTTTCACCGGATCAAACAGCACAAGGCGTAAGTATGATGAATGCGTATATAAATCGTCCCGAAGGACATGAGATTGTAATGAGCGGAGATGCCAATACGAAGGGGTTCTATAACAGTTTCTATATCCGAGCTCCGAGTAAATTCGATGATGTGCATGGGAATTTGATCGTTGACCCATCCGTTCATGAATTACAACACTTTAATGCCGCGCTCTCTACAGCATCCGTGATTCAAAACGGGTTTATCCTGAACGCTTCCCTGCAAAATTCCATTTCTTTTAAGATTGAACAAAAGGTATACGACTCATCTATCATTGGGTCTCTTAACGTATAAAAACCTGTAATTTTTCCGAGCTTTTTTCTGACAATAAAGTAAACAATGGAAGCGGGTACCATATTTGCAATAGTATTGATCCTCATCGCATTGTGTATACTTGGGTTTTCAATTTATGACACTATGGGGAACTTGGATGATGCAAAGTATGTCATCATGGCTACGGACAATCAACGCGACAACGACATCCAGGCCATTACTTCACAATTCAAAGATATCAATGATAAGGTCGATACTATGAATCAAAGTCAAGAAACTCACAAACAACTACTGTTGAACAACATCAATACGTTGCAAACATCTGTAACTGATACTTCAACCTCATTGAAACAGCAGATGAGTGCTTCTATCCAGAAAACCTCAAAAGCGCTCGGGAATATGCCCAGCCAAATCAATACTCTACAAACTCAAATGTCTAATGTCCAAGATCCTACCAAAGATTTTGTCAAAAACAATATCATCGCAACACGTTTGAAACTAGGCGCAGACGTGAATATGTATGATTGGCTGAACTCGTCTGTCATGGAAGTGGCAAATGCGAACTTCGCTTTTAGAGACGACGGCACCATGGGCACTGGTACAAAAGATCCGCAAATGGGCCTGGACATCAATAATAAAAACGCTGATAAATTGGGCCTCAAATTTACCGACACCAACTCGAAAAAATTCTGGCAGATGCGCATGAAACAATCCAAGGACATAGATGGCAGTTTGATGTTTTCTGCAGACACAAGCAACGCATCCGAACCGAAAGGTGTTATGACTTTGGCAAGATCTGGGTTCGTAGGCATCGGAACTCCTCTTCCAAGCGCGACACTTGATGTTCATGGCAATATGAACATTACGAATGATGTCAACGCAGGCTCTCTGGACTTTGATCTAGGATACATGACGTTAGGTGGTAACTCCAACACAAACACGATTCTAAAAGCATCCGGAAACAACAGTGTGTTTGTGCTCTCGGATAAAAATAGTAATGTAAGAGTCGGCGTAGGTCAATCTGTTCCATTAGAGTCATTGCATGTGACTGGAAACATTCTTGCAAGTGGATCGAATATTCAACTTGGTGGAGTTGTTCCAGTTTTAACACGTGACAGTAATAAAACCACTTTATCAGATTCGAAAAGCATCTCATTTGGAATCGGCACTGGCGGTGCAGGTGGGTTTGTAACCAGCGCTACGATGGACGGAAGCAACGTGACGCTGAATACCAACACAAAGATAAATGGTAACTTGAACGTTAAATCTTCAGATCCAAGCATCTCGACAAACAGCATACAACTTGGAAATTACGTCATCTATCCCAATCCTGACAAACAAAACCAGCTGTCTATTTGTCAAACACCCACTTCAGGCACTGCAAAAATTGATACCTCTACGTGTAAACTGATTAATACAACTTGAGAGCCCTATCGCCCTTACCTTGTTCATTTTTCTTCTCATTGTAAATTAAATGGGACTTCTCGTAGCGGTTCTTGTTATTATAGCAGTTGTTGTCCTAGCTAGTCTGACATTCTTTGTAGCGGACAGCTACCGTGCTGTACAAGATAATAAGAACAGCATTTATGCATTAGACGTGCAATATAGAAAGGAGCTTGGAGATATGCGTGTATTGGCACAAGACACAAATTACAATGACAAGGTACTGGCTGATATGCAAAAAAGCATGCAGGATCAAGTTGATAAAAAATACGACAAACTCTTCTCTTCATTACATGATCAAACAGCTGCCGTTATATCCGATGTCACCCCACCGTTTACTGCTGCTATTGAAAGCGCATCGAACTCTTTGTCGAATGCGATCACGTTATCGTATAATAATATTCAGACCCAACTTCAAGCTTTAAATATTCTTGCTGGAGGGTTAAGCAATGATAACGCAAAGACGATGCAGATCACGGAAGACAATTATATCAACTTGAACAAATATGTCGATGAAAATTATATTACTTTGTCAGATATGATCGGAAGTATTAAGCATATTTCAGCTTCAGAAATCAATGCTCTAAGAATCGCTGTGAATAGTACCATTGATGATCAACTAACACTCTCATCGCAGATGTCTGGGTTGTCCAATTTAGTTTACAGAAATAATACTTTGGCCGAAGCATTGAAAGGTCAGTTCGACAATATGCAAAACAGTATGACTGGCATATCTGCAAACAATACAAACAATTTGAAAGATATCGAGTCATTGAAGAAAAATTTAAAGGCGGATTATGATGCACTTCAAGGAATGATTACAGGTATGCAAACTAGCCTGGCACATTTCAGCGGGTCTGACACTCCAGGTGAGAAAATGCTACGCGCCATTTATACTGGGCCTAGTGGCACCGCAACATCATCAGGAGACCCTGCTGCAGGGCCTTTGTGGGTCGGGGTGGGAAGCGTGTATGCAGCTGGTGCACAAATGCCATCTGCGCCATTTGAAATAGGTGATAATAAACAAGCGTTCATGCGCCTCAAAGGAGCATCTGTAGGAGGCCTTATCGATTTCGCGACTCCGAACAATGCCACAAATGCATCAGTGTCGGGAGACATCGCAGGCAATATAAGTATCAACTCTGGGTCCTCTAAGACCAACTTGTTCTTGCAGAACGTTGGTGTAACATCTGGCGCATTGATTGTAGGAAATAGCAATGGTTTGCCTGATGTCAAGAATATACAAAATAACAAATACGCGATGTATGTGAATGGTGACACTGGAATGCCCGTCGGGTCTACGCTTGACATTGGATATTCAACTACACGAGATGCAGGCTCAGGAACTATCTCGACAGCAAACAATGCACTTACTCTTACAGGTGTTTCAACCGGTGGCCAAGGAACTCGCAATGTCACTGTGAACGGTCAAGGAAAAATTGCATTAAATGGCCCAGTTACTGCATCTGGATCCATTACGTCCACATCTGTTGCAACCGGTACTGTTGAAGCGACCAACAGCATGACCGTTGGTGGAAATCCTAACACGAATGTCCCAGGGACCTTGATGGGCTCTGATGGAACCATTACATCAAGGGCCTCGCCATTAACAGGGACAAACTGGGCACACACTTTTAATGGTGCAAAGAGCAGTGTCCAAATGAATCAAGGTAACGGTGGTAACGGAATGCTAATCAAGACATCTACTACGGTTCCTGAAAATCAAGGATTTACAGTTGTAAACGGCGCTAATAACATGATCTTTCAAGTCAACAATGATGGTACAGCATCTTCAACCGGAACGTTCACATCTAAAAATAATATCGTAGCTTATTCAGATGGGCGCTTGAAGAAAGACCTTAAACGCATCGATCGCCCTCTTGAAAAAATAAAGAGCATCAATGGATACACTTACCTTAGAATCGGCGATGCTAAACCTTCTGCAGGTGTCGTTGCCCAAGAAGTGAGAACCGTGTTACCTGAAGTGGTATACGATAATGCAGATGGCTACATGTCGGTGGCTTATGGGAATATGGCTGGGCTGTTTGTTGAAGCGATCAAGAAATTGGATGATAAGGTAAGTGCACTCGAGAAGCGGTTGGACGCATAATTTTTCTTAGTGTATTTCAAATGAATCCTTTTATTCAGGTTATCGTCGTGTTGTTCATCATCTTGTGTTTTGCCGGGATCGGATATGCATTAATTTACAACTTCATGGCTTCCAAGAATAACGAAGGCCTTGTGACTGAACTCAACAAGCAACACAAGACGGATATGAACAATGTTCAAAAACTGGCGAATGATGTTAATACAAATGACAAACTCCTGGCTGACAATTACGACACATTGAAAGCCCGTATCGATGCAAATCAGATTGAGCTGTTGCAATTCATCGATTTGAAACAGGACGCTCTCCTACAAAGCATGAATATGGATCTGGTTGTCCAAAGGCTGGATCAGGCATCTGCTGATATGCTCGTTCAACTTGTTCAGCGTGAAGTGGCCATATTGAAGGTTATTGTCCAAACACAGAGCACACTCCTGAGTAAAATTCAGGAAGTGAACAACGTAACGCTTGATTTCGTCGACTCTAAATTCAAAGAAACAGCGGCATCTGTCACTAAAAATTACCAGGAATTAACGACATTCATGAGTTCTTATATATCAAATAACAAAATCAATATCGAGAATATAACTGCTGCGATCAGTCAACTCAATGTGGTACATCATGCGTTAGAACAACAGCAAATGGACTTGCAGAGAAATATGAACTCTACAAATATGAACTTTTCATTGCTACAGGCCGACTTGCAAGCAAAATACACATATTTGTTAGATATGATCATCAGTGATGAAAATAGCACTGAGACGAAGCTCGCATTGTTATTGACGCAAACCATTTGGGTTGACACAGCTACCAATTTTGTGGGCATCGGCACGAAGAATCCGAAAGATTTTTTAGAAATAAAACAGACTGGTGATACTCGTTTTCGTGTGAGCGGTGGCACGGCGGGTGTCAATTTGTGCGTAGCAACTGACAGACTTACTGGATCAAGTTCAAATTGCAGTAGTATGGCATCTGATAATACAGGCAATATTTCCATTAGCTCTTATGATAACAATGGAAATGTCTATTTGCAAGGCGCAGAGGTGAATCAAGGAGGCAGTGGAGGTAATGTCTTAATCGGAACTAGAGCAATCCCCAAAACAATATCAACCCCAATTGCAGGCTCGGGGGCAAATGTTAAACCAATGTTATATGTGAATGGGCCAATTGTAACTGCAAGTGGCATTGAGTTTGGGGCAACAAACCAAAAAATGGCAGCCGCAAATGCTGGATTAATATCCTACACGGGAAATTCGTTAGATATATCTGGCGGGGGGTCAAACATAGACAATAGAACTCTCAATTTCTGGGCAGATGGTGGGTCTTTTTTCAAATCCAAAAACGGATCTGCGAAAGTAAACATGGGAGAGCTCACTGCAACAAATGGCACGTTCAATGGCACTGTCTCGTCTACTGGACAGGCGTCACTGTCTGGAGGGCTTGTGGTTGATATTGGTGATGCATTGTTCAAAAAAAATGTTAATATCGGAAGTGTTAATAATTCGTTGTCAGCTTCAGGAAATACATTAACTGTAAAAGCGAACTCTCTTGCTCTCAATGCTTCAGATACAACTACAACCGGCAATCTCATAGTAAACAATACTATCGCAGTTCAAAATACTGCCGGTTCAAAAACGGCTACTGCTCTTTCAGTTAATGGTGCAATCACTGCAACAGGGGATGTAACAGCTTTTTCGGATGCACGCTTGAAGTCCAATGTCAAAAAAATCGATGGAGCTCTGGAAAAAATCAAACAGATGAGTGGGTACACTTACAATAAAAGCGGAGATCCCAAACGTTCCACAGGTGTTATTGCCCAAGAGGTTAAGGCTGTTCTCCCCGAGGCTGTACAAGAAGAAGAAGGTGGATATATGTCAGTGGCGTACGGGAATATGGCCGGAGTCATTATCGAAGCGATCAAACAATTGGATGCGAAGATAGATGCACTGAAAAATGAGTGAGTGAAAAATGAGTGCGCAACGATTATCTTTTCATTTTAACTATGTAATTGGCTTTATCTGGCATCAATTCCATGTATCCTACAAGCACGATCTGCCCGTCATTCACATAGGCATCATAAGAGAACAGCTCTGTCGTTGCTTCGTTATATAAGTAAGGCACATTTCGAATGAGCACCTTCTTTGGCTTCAAAGAGACAGTGTCTAAATTTTTCACAAGCTCGTTGTCCATCGGCTCGGAGACGATGCTGAGAGCCGTCGCAAACTCTGTGCCAGCCGCATTAACCGGGAACTCGAAGCATTTCACTCCATGAACCTCGCGATTCACATGACAGTCCACGGAAGCACGTTTCATCAGGTCCTGGAGCTCGTTCGTGAGTCGCGACTTGCGGTCGGCCACGTCGGCGATCGATTCATCCGAGGTCTTGCTCCTGTCTTGTTTTCGCAAGGTGAAGTTGTCCTTGAGCTGTTTCTGTGTGAACACCGAGACGTACTTGAACACATCGATGTTGCGCTCTGACTCGGGCAGGGCTACGTGAGACCGTGTACGCCGAGCACGACCAATAACCTGGTCGATGCGAATCTGGTTCCAGTAAGGCTCGAGAACATGCACTTGACGAACGTTCCGCAAGGAGATACCCTCTGCACCAGACTGCGTAATCATCATAAGTTGCACGATCTCGCCGTGCAAGTTGGTGGCATTCTCCCCGTATAAAGCCTTGAGCTGGTCACGGATGCTCGCGGGCATTTTGTCAGCGTGTTCCTTGCTATCGACGTCAGAATTGAACACGCTCAACAAAACCTCAACAGCTTCTTTGTCATCGGTGAACTTGATGTATTTTTTCTTGTGAACATCCTCTTCTGATATGTCGAGCTCCCAATCACCCTTGCTCTTACGCACTTTGAGCTCCACATACCCGTGCGCTTCCAGCGTCATACCAAGCAGGCCGAGACCTTCGACGCGTCGGAATTGAGAATACACGAGACCCGTTCCTGGGCATGCTTTTAGATTCTTCATGAACGCTGCATATTTAGGCGCATAGGTCGCCAACTCTCGATTCAAGTAGAGCTCCCGATCCTCGTTAAGGCTCGTCAGCGCCTTATTGAGCAATACCTGGTATTCGCGGATGATGTCTATACCAGCGGGCACCTGTTCTTTTGCATCGGCTTCGTTATTGTCATCCTCTGCAGCAACATCATCCATCGCGTCCATTTCTTTCAGCAACATTTTCATCTTGCTTGGATAGGGACGCTTAACGTCCTCTGGGAACGCAAACAAACAGACCGCGCGTGAGAACGCCTTGAAGGCGCTCGCAGCTTTTTCCTCTGTCATCTTATTGTTCTTCTTTTTCGCGTTCTTCTCACGCCGTCGCTCGTCTGCCCGCACCTCGAGATATTTCTTAAACTGGTGATCGGATAAAGGGACTTTGACCGTCTCGTTCTTGCGAATAGACGGGTACAAAGAAGTATCAAATGATTCGTAGTACGAGATGGCTCCCAGTATGCGACGCATAAAGAGATCTTTGTTCTTCACTTTTTGTTCATCACTGTCGATAAACATGTTCATAAACTCTTCTTCGTCGTCAGGCAATGATGAAAATTCGATCACCTTGTGTTTCGCATCCAGTTTAATTTTATGTTCTTCTAGACGACGCGTGATATCATGTAGTGCGGCTTCGTCGCTCATCATCTCTACGCCTACAAGAGTTCCTGCTCCAGCATTCTCAAACTGGGAAGGCGTAAGTTGGATCTGTAAGCGCGACGTTTTTGGATTCACCGAGAAGCGGTTGACGCGCGGGTGTGGTACCAACTGTTTTTCAATGGCTTCTACCCCACCTTGTTTCGCCGAATATTCGAGCTCATAGACCTTCTCGTAGCCTTTCAAAAGATTAACGATGTATGCGATTTCAAAAGGCCTGTTAATAATCGGAGTTCCAGATAACATGACGATCTTCACATTCTTGGCGGTCATGAGCAGTTGATACAGCTTACGCGCGATCTTGCCGTTGTTCGACACTTGCGATATGAAATTATGTACTTCGTCGATGATCACTACCTGATTGTCAAAGAGGTTGCCGTCAGCAGTGAGCTCGGCGACGCGTTTCGCTGTCAGCCCATTGTAATGCAAGAATTTGTATCGCGCCTCGATGACCTGATTGATCTGATTGATCACATGTGTCTTTTGTTCTGAACTGAGCTTGTGGAAGTTGGGCTTCTTCCCTTGAATGGGTACCCAAAGCCCTTGTTTGATCGAGTCGGCGGATAGATACTGGATTTGGCGACGCAGACTGCTGTTCATTTCGGCAGCAGGGATGAACTTCCAGCGCTGAGTCGGCGCATAGGACCAGTTTCCGCAGAAGCGAAGCTCCCTAATAAAGTTGGTGCGCAGAGACGCAGGCAGCATAACAATCACATTACGATGATTGATAAGGATTTCTGAGGCACCGATAGAAGCACAGCTCTTCCCTACACCCAGGCCATGGTACAGGAGCAGTCCGCGATAAGGGCTCGCATGCTGCAGGTAGTCGCGGATGAACTGTTGGTGGGGGAACAGCTTGTCGGGAGCTTCATAGACGCACGATTCGTTGACGTCTTCAATGTCTCCGCACTCCGTCGCCTTGGCGGCCGTGCCCGGTTTGCGTTTGAACGTCTTTTGCATCCATCGCACGTACCCTATGCGATCCGGCATCATCCACTTGGTCGGCATCACCGTCGGCTTGATGTTACGTACTTCCGACGCATTAAACAAATCTATGTACTGTTGTACCTCTGGATTGGCTGCAGGGCTCGTCGCTGCTGGCACCGAGTCCGCCACAGAATCGACAGCAGTCATCGTCACCTGCTTTGCCTTTTTCTTCAGATTCTCCTCCTTGATACAGCGACCAGTCGCTGGGTTCCGTACTTGCCCAGGCGGACATGGCTTAGCCGCTTTTTTGGCTTCCATGTGTATTATCTTTTCATGATATTTTTAATTGCATAGGCTTAGAAGCTAGCATAGTTTCAACATAGATTCCTTGAATCCGTCATCCATGTTTAATATGGTCATGATTCGCTTATTGAGCTCTCGGATGTTCGTTTTCGATGTAGCCTTGATGACATCTAACACCGATTTCACCGTGGTCCTCTTTTGCAAAGACGTGGTGTTATCACGGATCTTGGCATATAGACGCTGATATCTATCTGCAATCACATGCGCATCAGCATCGTGCTCATCAACATCATCGTCATATTCCGGATCATCGTCATTATACATGATCTGAACATCGGCCTTTCCTTGAACAAATGGCCGCACGCCAAAAATAGAGATGAACCGATAATATTCTTCTATTCTTTCGCGATAGTTCTGTTCACCGCTCTCGAGCTTTCTAATCAAAAAGACCTCGTAATGTTCGAGGCAATAGGACGCGATCGTTTCAACCAAATACATAGCCCCACGCTCCCGGTGAAAATCGTCCCATTTGCCGCTACCTACCGACATGTAAATGCGGTCTTCGTCTTTATTGTAAACTACGCACATATCATCGAAATCGCGCTTCTGCACACATGTGACTTCGTGGATCATTTCCATAAAGTGCCCCTGATCATATTTGATTTCACCCCCGACGCTGTCCGTTTTAAAACAAAGTGCCTCTCTTTCATACATATCTTCCACTTTCGTCTCAAAGTCTTTGATGGGCTTATTTTTATAGGACGTGAGCTCTTTGAGTTTAGCAAACGTATCGAGATTGGCAATATAGTTGTTGATGGTTTGGTTGTTGTTGATAGTGTGCATGACAGTGGGTTGGTCCGTCTCTTTAGGAAGATATCGCCGATTCTCCAAGATACACTCTTTGATTTCCTCCGTTAAATCCACATTCCTATTTGAAGCTACACACATCTTCTTCAGCTGGTACAAATGACGATGCATGAGCGCCTTCTTGGGCGTCTCGTAGCCGCAGCGATGGCACGTATACGGATGACATTTGATACGTGGCATTTAATGTTCATAAACGAAACTAATAAGTTACACTTTAAGTATCTTTTCGTACTGTAAAACCAATAAGTTACTAAAACGTACCTTTACGTACCCAATAAGTTACTAATAAGTACCTTTTCAACACAATTTTATGTATGATGATGATATTTTTATTACCATGTATGATGTTATTTTTAAAGAGTCTTTTGATGTTTTTATTTTCTCGTAATGACCCCCCCCCCGAAAAAAATTTCGAGGTCCAAAATTTTTTGGGAGCCTCCTTTCCCTGGCGGATTCTTTGGAGTGTTCAAAGGATCGTTGCCAATGGGTGCATTTGCCGTTTTAAAGAGGTACAAATAAGTTACTAAAAAGATACATAAACGTTACATATATATCTTCAATTAAAACATGGAATTCGTTATCGACAATCGCGAAGCGGCTTTGAAGGCTGCTTTCCAGAATACATCATGCGTTCGCTTTGAGAATATGGATATTGGGGATATAGGTGTCATATGGAATGGGGATATGCGTATGCTATTTGAGCGCAAGAGCATCGCGGACCTTGGGGCATCAATCAAAGATGGGCGCCATCGGGAGCAAAAGGCGCGTTTGATGGAATGGCGGGCTAGCGGAGCCGCTGGGGTGCGGCGAATCTATTATATCATCGAGGGATCTCAGGGACATGGGAGAGATCAGCTGGCTATCACGAGTTCTGTATTGAATACGATGTTTCGAGATGATATTCCTGTGATACATACTGCAGATGAGTCAGACACGGTCAGGTTTTGCAAAGAACTGTATACGCGATGCGCAAAAGATGACACGTATTTCAAAGAAGCTGTTGGCGAGACGACGGATTACATTTCTTCTGTCAAACTCAAGAAAAACAAAAACATCACACCTGCTAACGTATTCATCTATCAACTCTCACAAATTCCAGGGGTGTCGACGAAGATAGCAACCGCCATCTCGCAAAAGCATCCGACCATGCTACATTTTGTGTCAGCCCTGCTCGAAAAGCCGCACGATGACCGTGTGTCGTATGTCAAGGCTATTCAATTCGAAGCGGGTGAAGGCAAGGTACGCAAGGTGGGTGATAAGACTGCAGCTAAAATCATCGAGTTCTTGGAGTGAAAAATTGAACAACACTTAAGAACAATGTGCTAATACAGAATCAAATATGGAAGATCAAGAAGAGCAACCTTATAACCCCAAGAACAAACTCCTACAAAAAGAAGATATCGAATCGTTTTTGACTACCTATGGCGTGGATATCCGGTTCATAGATATGAATGTTTACCGCAAGGCTTTCGTTCACAAATCGTATTGCACGCGAAAAAACGAAAACTTCCTCAACGGGAACGAGAAGTGCCCCGAAGGCGTCCTACCTCTACAAGAGGAGTCATACGAACGCCTTGAATTCTTAGGAGACGCCATCCTGAACATCGTTGTGGCGAAATACCTGTTTCTACGCTATCCTCAAGAAAACGAGGGTTTCCTCACCAAGATGAGAACCAAGCTCGTCAACGGCAATATGCTAGCATTCTTGTCGAAGAACATAGGCTTCGATGCGTTTGCTCTCATCTCTCAACAGATCGAGGCCAATGATGGGCGCAACAATAAAAATATTTTGGAAGATACGTTCGAGTCATTTATAGCCGCGATCTTCCTCGACTTTAACGAGAAGAAAATCACCAAGCAAAAGCCCGCTGGCGCGAATGCAGCCTCGGCGGCTCCGGATTACAGCGGCATGGGCTTTCAGGTGGCGGAGCGCTGGATCATCGGTGTATTAGAGGAATGGGTCGACTTTGCTGAGCTCGTCAACTCGAATCAAAATTACAAAGATGTTCTCATCAAGTATTACCAACACTCGGCGCAAAGCATCCCGCGGTTCTTGGAAGTCGACGTCTCCATGGAAGGTGGCAAAAAAATGTTCACAGTATGCATCAAGGACAGCGGCGACTCTGTCATCAGTGTGGGAAAAAGCGATTCGAAGAAGAAGGCCGAACAAGTGGCGGCCTATAATGCGGCGATCTATCTAGGGCTGCTATCAAAGACAAGCGCTATTCGTCTAGAGGATGATTAATACTTCGTGGCTGCGCAAGACGCATCATCTTGATATTGGAAACCGGGCATCACTGACCCTACTTTTGTTTTTTGTGCATCAGACAACAGCGTTCCCACCAAACTTGTCTGATCGATTTGGGAATAGACAGTTGACGGAGGGGTAGGCAGTTTTTTATCTGGAACGGCCCATTCAAATCCAGGGAACAATTTTCCAGAATCGTCGGCGTTTGTATAAACCTTATTATCCGCCGCACAGTCGAGCATGGGATTCGCGCGTTGGCATCCGTATTCTAGCTCGCTCATGTTGCGTTCGTTTTGCAAGTCGGCTAACATGCTTTCGTCCCGTTGATCGAGTTTGTGACCCATCGCATCTTTGTTCAAGCATTCTGACATCTGGTTGTCATAGTTCGTAGGGTCGTTGGGATCATAAGCAGGAGCTTCCATATCATCTGCAGCGGCCTTGTCACAGTGACCAGCTTTGCTGTTGCAACTTTTGCCACCATTGGCGCTGCCATAATAGTTGTAAATCGTAGGACGTTCGATGATCGTCGTTGAGCCACCGGTGTTGCTATACGTTGATGCAGTGCTTTGTGCAGAAGTATTTACCTGAGACTCAGTTGAATGTTGAGGATGTGTGGGATGCACTGCCGCATCAGGCTGGTGCTGACTGTGATCGGCAACGACAGTCGGCTGTGGAACCTGATGTACTGCAGCTTGAGGTGCACTTGCAGCCTTGACTGCTACACTCGCAGCAACCGGAGCTTTGGCAACAACAGCAGCACTAGGCGCTTTCTTATACACGTTGTCGATAGAGGTGCCTGTCATATCCTCGATTAACGAAGACAATTTCTCATCGCTCATACCGCTGTTTACATATTGCTCTTTCAAGTACTCGATGGTTTTTTCAGTAGGCTTCTTTCCTGCAATTGATACATACTTCTTCGATACGGTATCTGCAATCTGCATGTCGTTAACTGATTTGGCAGCATCGTGAGTTGCAGTGTTGTTTTGGATTTTGTCCTTGCGATCATGTTCTCCGGAACCTAACAAGGAGTCTCGGATCTTACGAATCGTCGTCTCTCCTGATTTGATCTTATTAAAGTTGTCGAACAATTCTTGGGGCGTGGGTTGACGATCCAATATCTCATTGTACACATCAATAATCCTCTTATACGTTTCATAGTCCGGTGTGTTCAACGACGTGGATGTGTTGGGCATAAACACATTCGGCTCCTCTGTTACATCAAAAGGCTCCGTAACCAGTTTTGAACGCGATTCGGACAACGTGTAGATGAAATATAATATTGCTAGCAACACGACGCCAATGGTCAACAAATGGTTTGTGGTCAAGCTGTTGATAAAATCGACAACGCCCATGTTTATATTATACTTAACACATAAAAAAGAATGAGAGCAAAGTCCCGTTGGAAGGGGGAAAAGAAATTGTTAATGGTGGCGCGTCACGTGCTTACTGAGTGAGCAACTTGGCTCCGATACCCATGCACTGGATCTCTTGGAATAAGAGTTTGCAAGCGTAAGGAATGCGCACTTGGGCGAAAGACGACTTGTTTTTGCACGCCTTGCAATCGTAGATGTTTTTATCGGGATTGACGTTGCTCATCATCCCACACTTGGAGCATACAAAGACACGGTAGTTATCCGAACAGTCCATAAGTCGCTCCTTGAGGAAATGCAGCGTGCCATGGCCCCAATTGCATTCAACCTCCATCTCACCCATGCGCAAACCACCTTCCCGCGCCCTGCCTTCAGCCGGTTGACGCGTGAGCAGGACGACAGGCCCATTCGATCCACGACCGTGAACTTTATCGGCAACCATGTGCTTGAGGCGCTGATAATAGGTAGGGCCCATGAAGATCATCGTCGAGAGCTGTTCGCCAGTGCGAGGATTATGCAGGATCTCGTTCCCGTATCGTTCCATCTTGCACTGGTTCTGAAGCACGTCGGCAATATCTTCGACTCCGACATCCGTGAAGGGTGTGCCGTCGCCATAGGTTCCCATCTGAACGCAAGCCTTGCCCATGATGCACTCCATAAGCTGGGCAATCGTCATTCGCGAAGGAATCGCATGAGGATTGATGATGATGTCGGGGGCGATGCCGTCGATGTTGAACGGCATATCTGCCTGAGTATAGAGCATTCCGACTGTGCCCTTCTGTCCGTGGCGCGAGCTGAACTTATCGCCGATCACAGGGCTTCTGAAGTTGCGCACACGTGTCTTGCAAAACACGTAGCCGTCGCTGTTGACGTTCTTGAAGTAGCGGTCGTGGGCGCAGTTGCGATCCACATAGCCCATCTCGTTGTTCTTGACGACCACGCTGTTGTCTTTGTAGACGAAGACGTCGTTGACTTTCTGGGGCATGCACTTGCCGATCAGCACATCTCCCATCTCGACATAGGTATTCTCCTTAGCGAAGCCGTCTTCTTCGAGCTTGTCGTAGTTGAACGGCTTGAGCCCCTTGGTGTTGTCGACGTTGGGTTTGCAGAAGACTTCCTCCTCGCCTGTCGAATGGTTCTTGATGCAGTGCTCTTTATAAGACCTATAGAATGTGGAGTTGAACAGGCCGCGATCCACGGCCGATTTGTTCATGATGATCGAGTCCTCTTGGTTGTAGCCGGTGAAAGTGGCGATGGCGACGATCACGTTCATGCCGCTGGGCATATTGTCGCAGTTAAGATGCTTGGCAACGCGTGTCGATACGAGCGGGCGCTGCGGGTAGTTGAGGATGTTGCCGAGCGTGTCCATACGACTCCGGAAACTGGTCGCATAGATACCGATTGCTTGCTTGCCCATCGCTGAATTGTGACTGGTGAATCCACCATGACCTGCGATGAAAGTGTGATTCTCAGATTCCACTGTGATATCAGAGATCATGCAGTTTGGCACTTCTTCAATGGGAAGGATCGGCACAAAGATGACGTCATTGATCCTTTCCAACATCATATTTTCTTCACCATTCTGATAATTGTCTTGATCAAGAAGAACACCCATTCGCGTATTAGCGTCCAAATCCTTCACTTCAACCCAGCCTTTGTCAGTCATGAATTTATGATCTTCTGTGGCGATAATAGAGCGTCCGCTGACAGTCGTGACTTTGTATATTTTTTTGTCGGTCGATCGAACATATTGATGAACGACCTTGGTTTTCGAAGTTTTCATAGTCTTGGGATCGAATGTAACTACCTCGTCTCCAACCCGCACATTCTTAATGGCACGTCGAGATCCATCAGCCATGAGCACCGGCTCTTCTTCCCAGAGACATTGATAGCAATTGCGGGGAGCCTGATTATGATCCGGGAAGGGGATGTTGCTCGCCAGGATCCCAAACATGAGTGACGGATGGATCTCGAGGTGCGTGTACTTGGTTGCCAGCGTATTTCCGCGTGTGCCTTTCAGCAAGTCCTTGAACTTCATCGCGATCATCGCATGATTCGTCTCCTCTACGTCCATGTACTCGATCACAGGATGCGTGTTGTTGTATTCCGACGAATAGTGGGACACATCAGGGCTGACGAGGTCATTCCATGAGAGTTTGTTATCCATGATCCCGCGCACATGATCTTTGGTGAGTCGCAGTTCGTTGTCGTCGATGATGTAGAGGGGTCTCACGCACCGCCCGCCATCGGTGCAGACCGACACGTAATTGCCTTGAACGTTCCACACCACCGCCGTGTAGATATGAATGTGCCCGCGGCACTTGTAATTTTTGAGTGTCTTGACGAGAGCCGCAGGCTCCGGGTGAACGCCCACCAGATCACCGTTGACAAAGACGTTGGTATTCGTCGCAAAGATGTGAATGTTCGCGCCGTCGAATAAGATCGTCCCGCTTTCACGAACGACCTCTTTGATCATCGTGGAATCGGAAGCTACGGTGATCGTTGCCGCCATGGACAGGTTTTTCACAAGACCGACCGAGCTGCCTTCGGGTGTCTCTGCCGGGCAAATGATCCCAAACTGCGTGCTGTGGAGCTTGCGCGGCTGCACAAGCTTGCCCGTCTTCTCCATGGGGGTGTTGATACGACGCAAATGCGATAGCGTCGCATTGTAAGTCAGCCGATTCAGCACTTGGGCAACACCTTGCTTGGTCTTGTTGATGTTGTTGCGAATGCCCCAATTGCCGGTGGCCAGAGAGTATTTGAGTCCCGATTCGATCGTCGAGCTCTTCAGGATCTTATAGATGTTGTTGCCATTGATGACGTTGATGAAGTCGTTGTTGGCCTTCCACGGCCCCGACGCCACTTCGCGATAGATCATCGTCTTCATATCGCGCACCAACTTGCCATAATACTGACGGAACAGGTTGGCCATGAGGATGCCCGGTGTGTCGACGCGTTTGTTGATGTACGAGTCGCGGTCATCGAGAGGAATATGCCCCATGACACAACGGATCAGTTTGTTGACCATATAGCCTAGATAGAGGGCCTTCTTGGCACAGTCCTCTCCCACATGCGGCAAGAACTCTTTTTTTAGAATTTCGCGGACGATGTTGATGCGATGATCTTTATTGTACAAGAACTCCTTGGGGTATCCGGTGATGTTCAGGTACTTGCTAATGTACTCGAGCGCTTGCATCGGCGTCGTAACTTGGTTGCCGTCTTCGATGCTTCCCACCAGCTCATTCTTCATGATGCGACCGATAGGGCTCTCGAGATCGTAAACAATGTATTGGACGATCTCCTTGTCACTGCACAATCCTAGAGCACGGAACAGTACAAAGAGAGGGATGTCGTAGCGGACGTGGTGAATCGTGACCTTCATAAAGCGCCCGAATTGGTTGGGCTTCGACGACAACTTGATCGACGTCAACTTGGGAGGACCAAACGTGTTTTCGGGCACTGATCGAATCTCGGAAATGTGCGAGTACGTCGAGAGCTTGCTGTCCATGAACACAAACGTCTTGTTCTCGGAGATGCGGTCCTGACTGACGACGACCTTTTCGTTTCCGTTGACGATGAAGTAACCCCCGCAATCGTAGCGGCACTCTTCCGGCTGCCGTTGCTGTGTCGGCTCTTTGAGGATGCAGTAGTTAGACCTCAACATGATAGGGATCTTGCCGATGTTGACGCGCTTGATCGTCTTGCTGTCGTGCACCAGTTTTTCGTCCTTGATAACATTGGTGTGAACATAAACGTCCACACAGAGCGTGCCTGCGTAGGTGAAGTTTCGCTGACGCGCATCGTTCGGGGTCATGATACGAGTGCTGCCGTCTTTTTCGTTGATGATGGGCTTCGTGATCACGGGGTTCTTGATGTTGATCACCATCTGGTACTCGAACACATCCTTCTCCGGAATGTGTTTGTGATAGATGTTGATTGGATTGAAGCCCTCGATGATCTGATCCAACTTGCGTAACACAAAGTCGTTGTACGAATCCAGAACATGTTTAATGATCGCCTCGCCTTGCATTTGATTGAAATAGCTCTCGACTACAGTCCACGTATGAGCGTCGAATTCATAGCTGTTCACGGTAGCCGAACTCGACTCGCCCATCTGATTGTTCACAGTAGCTGAACTCATTTCAGTAGCAATTCTTGTTTCCAAATGATTCTTACACTCCTAATTTTTAAATCATGATCAAAATAATCCCGAATTCAATTTTTGCCACACACCTTTCACTCATTTTGTTCGGTTGTACAATTCGGACACCGCCGGCTTTTTTCGAACCACTTGGAGATGCATGGATCACAGAAGTAGTGATTGCACTGTGTTTTGCGCACTTGCTTCTGCACGCCATCGCCAAGCAACTCACAACAAATCGAGCAAGGCTCGTCCGACGGTATGGCGTCTGTGCATAAAGGCGCTGCTTTATTCAAGTCCGTCACACCAGATTGTATAGCACCGCCCATGAGTTCTTGCATCAGCAAATTGTATTCGTATTCATTTCCACTGATCATATGTTGAATGAGTCGAGCGCCGATCATAGAATGAGCGTCGTTGGAGCGCAAGCCCTGCTCTAGATTAATCGTACGAAGAAACGACGGGATGACAGGGATGCCTGTCTGGGGTAAAATAAATACCTGCGCCTCCACACTGCTAGATGGATTGAGCATTTCGCCTGTCAGACACCTCTCCAAATGATCTGAGTACTCTTCAAACGTAACTGTCTGATTGCATATTTCACATGGGATTCTGTCTATTCCATCGTCATCTTCGTTGACATCGTCAACGATTTCCTCTTCTACATGATCTTCTTCATTCTGTTCTTCATTATCGTCTTCGTCTTCATATTCGATATCCATATCTTCTTCATCATAATTGTCATATTCATCACGATCCATATTGTGTCTCAATCTAATTATATATAGGGCATACTAGTTTTTAAGTGGTACTGCCATAAATCATTTAAACAATATTCAATATCATATACACGATAGGAATCATACGATATATGATATGACGATATATGACGATTATATTGAATATACGCGCAAGTATGAACAACTCTACGGTAGCCGCACGGTTGTTTTGATGGAGGTCGGGAGCTTCTTTGAATTGTATGGCGTCGACAATGGAGAGATCAAAGAAGGGGCTCCTATGTCTGATATATGTGATCTATTGAATATACAAATGTCGAGGAAAAACAAATCTATCCCAGAGTGTTCCAGATCGAATCCATTGATGGCTGGCTTTCCCAGCTTTGGAATCAAGAAATTCATGGATGTATTAGTAGCAAATTACTACACAGTCGTTCTGATAGAACAGGTAACACCACCACCGAATCCAAGACGCGAAGTCACGCAGGTAGTTAGTCCATCTACGTACATGGAGGGATCTATCACTCCAGACAACAACTATCTTATGAGCATTTACTTCAGTACAGGAAGCGACAAAGCGCGTCGCTCCACGTTGCTAATTGGCGCATGTAGCCTCATTGATGTCACAACAGGAGAGACGGCCGTCTATGAAATTCCGACCCACTTCTATAATGAAAATGATGCAGTATGTTTGGATGAGATGAGTCGATGTATATTGAAATATTCACCGAAAGAAGTCGTAGTATTTTGTTCAGAGGATGCTCGCAGTGTTTATGCGAACAATATAGAAGAATGGATCAAACGATCGAGGTTAGCATGTGTTCATAATCATATCTCCAACAATACACAGCAATATGAAGCCATAGCATATCAGAATGCCATATTAGCAAAGGCGTATTCTAATACGGGTATGTTGCGGCCTATTGAATACGTAGATATGGAAACGAAAATATACGGGCTTGTAAGTTTCGTCTATCTGATTAACTTTGCCTATGAACATAATGAGAGGCTAATAGGACACATACGTAAGCCAACTATCATAGATATGAATACAAGCCTCCTATTGGCTAACAACTGTATTGAACACCTTAATATCATAGGCAAAGACATAGCACGTCATAGCTCTCTTCTCAACATGCTGAACACATGTGATACGGCTATGGGGAAACGCCTTTTCAAACATCGGCTGTTGTCCCCGATGACATGCACTGATTCTCTAAAGCAAAGTTACGATATGATAGATATTTTAATGAAAGAACATTCTTATGAATTGTTCAGGCCTGAATTGGGCAAAATCTACGATTTGGAGAGGTTGTTTAGAAGGCTGCGTCTTGGGGTTCTCCAACCATGCGAAATGGCCTTGATCGACGTGTCGCTACATGCGGTCTTGTCGGTGAATGAAAAGGCGTTAAAGATTGGTATCCGTGGTATGACGTCGGATAGCGTCATCAAATTGAAAGACTGGATGAATGCATACTCTTCTCGTATGGATATTGGAAAAATGAGTCAATGCACACTTGCACAAGTATCGGAAAACATATTTCATAAAGGCGTGTTTCATGATATAGATGCATTGACCCTGCGCATCGATGATCTGCACGGCGAATTCACGAAGACCCATACTCTGCTGAACTCTGTGTCAGGAGGCGACGAGTTCAAGTTAGACTGCAATGAGCGTGGAGAATACTCGATCCATGTGACCAAAAAGCGCTACGATGCTTTTATTGCCAGCGCAAAGAACGCAGTAGTAGTGAAAGATCTGGGCATTGAAACCAAACCGGTTTCGTCGTCTAACAAGAGTTTGATGCGCGTGACATTTCGCGGGATGCACGAAAAGCAGGGCGAGCTGAGCACCTTGCAAAGCGAGTTGCGTAGTCTTGTCGTATCAGCTTATGAGAAAGAATTGCAGACATTCGAGTACGGTGCTTTATTTTCAGATATAGTTGACTTTGTATCACAGTTAGATGTAAACATCACAAATGCCAAGAATGCAACCCGATATCGTTATAATCGCCCCTCTCTCTCTTCTGGAACCGGGGAATCGTACCTCAAAGCCATGCAATTAAGACATCCTTTGATCGAGATGATTCAAACCAATGCAGCTTATGTTCCGAACGACATATCTTTGGGAGGTCTAGATAAAGACGGGATGTTGCTTTATGGAATTAATGCTGTAGGCAAAAGTAGCTTGATGAAATCGGTGGGAATCGCGGTGATCATGGCCCAAGCAGGAATGTATGTTGCAGCCGAGGCATTCGAATACGCGCCATATGATCATATTTTTACACGCATCCCTGGAGGCGATAACATCTTCAAAGGTCAGTCCACATTTGTCGCGGAGATGTCTGAATTGCGGGCTATCCTCAAACGAGCAACGCAGCGGTCTCTCGTGATAGGCGACGAACTGTGTTCAGGAACAGAATCGGTCTCGGCTACATCCATCGTGGCAGCCGGCATCCTGGCCCTGGCTTCACGCAAGACCTCGTTCATCTTTGCCACACACCTTCATGAGGTCGGGAAGCTCGATTGCATACGAAATCTGTGCAACGTAGAGATGTATCATATGAACGTTCGCTTTGATGAACAACAAAACATCATCATTTATGACCGGGTTTTAAAAAAGGGCGGCGGCGACACATTGTATGGCTTGGAAGTGTGTAAGTCACTCGATCTTCCCCCCGAGTTCTTGCACACCGCCAACAAGATTCGCCAAGAATGCATAGGCTTGTCCCGGGAGTTTGTCACTGCGCAAACTTCGCGCTATTCGACGAGCATATTTCTTGACGTATGTGATATTTGCAAGAAACCTGCCGAAGAGGTGCATCATATTCAGGAGCAACATACAGCAGATGTCGACGGGTTCATAGGCAATATGCACAAGAACGCGCGTCACAATCTCGTTGCCGTATGCCAGGCATGCCACGATGCCGTGCACAATAAAAAAATGATCATTCATGGATACGTCAGCACAAGTCAAGGCGTCATGCTGTCTAAAACAGAGCCGAGCAGCGAACCATTGCCGGAAGTGGTTGCTGGCGCTTCAATCGTCGACGACGTACGCACATTGCGTAACGCCGGAAAGAGTGTGAAACAGATCATAGACGCATGTGCGTCTAAATGGCGATCCAAAATCACCGCTTATCGGATTAACAAGATACTTAAGGACAGTCCTTAGAACATGGTTCAAAGATAGTTAAAAATGATAGAGTCAAAAGTTCAGGAAATCGTCGCATTGTTTGCGCTATTGGCAAACATCGAAACAAAGACGATCGCGATGAAGCGGCGTAAGCAAGTCGTATGGCGGAAGTTTAATATCGAATTGGACTTCTTCATAGATAGGCTGGAAGATATATATTACAAGTACTTTATCAAGAACAAGTCCATCAAGAAATTGGAGACCGATTTGGAAAGAGACATTGCAGCTACAAAGAACACGATGAATATGTTCCTACCATATATGCTCTTATATAATATGAACGTCGCTGCGGCGCCTATTGATATGGGTGTATAATACAGCACACTATCCTTTTTACTGAATCATAATGCGAAATATATTCAGAAACATATTTTCATATACGAAGTTGGGTCGCGTGGATGAACACAGTTGATGATCTGCTGTTGCGATCACTTCGCTAAACATAGCACTCCTATCCTGATCTTTTATATACTTGGTTGACAAACATGACATGAGCTGGGTCATAATAGTCCGAGAGTCGTTCTGATAATGTATCAGTTTGTAAGAGAACTCGCGAATCTTTGTCAAGGCGCTCCACGGCGTCCTGCATTTTCGCAAGGAATCGATGAAGGTCTTCATATCCGCTTCCTCTAGATCGACTGAGATTTCTTTGGACAATTCGTAATTGGTTATGCTCAAAAGGAATTGGTAGACATCACGGTTGCAACTGGCCACTAGATCATGATCATTCGAGAAGGGCATGTGTTTTTGTAGTTCGTCGCGAATTGCATAGATCTGTTCTTTCTTGAGCATGGGACAACGTATCGCGATGCAGCGGCTCTTTATCGCTTCAGGGATCCCTCCCAACTTGTTCGCAGACAAGATGAACAGGGCGTTTCGTTGGTATATTTCCATGATCCGGCGCAAGCACATCATAGCTTGATTGGAGAGTTCGTGTGCATTTTTCATGATAATGATATGGCGTTCGAACCCCATACTTGATTGACTGATGATGGGTTTGATGATGTCGCTTATGATGTTCTTATCATAGGCGGATAGCTCAAACGGTGTGAATTCCATGTAGTATGGGGTTGTATTCACTGGGATATCGTATTTCGTATGTCCAGAAGATATGCTATGAATGATTTGCGTATTGACGAGGTAGTCGATGCCAAAGTGCTTTGTGATGAAAGCTTGTATGTAGTCGTTTTTGAGACTTCCTTCTGGACCATAGAACAACATGTGCGGGCAGTCTTTCAAGCTTTCATTGACGACCGAATCTAAGATCTCGTTCGGGACAATGGGATAGAACAGTTTGAAGTGTTTTTTGAAAAAAGCGTAATGACTAAATAGCGTGTCCATGAATACAAAGCATATTAAAGCTACTGTATGTATTTCTTTTTAAATGGACGCTGATTTTGAACTCCTTGGAATACCATTAGGATCTAGTAAGCAAGATATTCGTCAGGCGTACCGCAAGCAATGTTTGAAGTGTCATCCTGATAAGCAAGGCAATGCAGAGAATTTCATAAAGCTTACCGAGGCCTATAAACGGTTGATACAAACGGGTCAAGAACGCGATGGAAACAAATTCACCAAAGACGACATGACAAGAGACGAAAGTAGTAGTGAGTCGTTTTCTCTGATGATGGTTGATTTTTTACAGACCTATATCATCGAGTTGTTCAAAACATTCAAGAGTTCACAAGCGCCTTTGAAGGCACCTGCTATCTACATACCCGTCAAGGCGACGATGCGGGATGTGTATCATGAAGTCGTCAAGAAGGCCACAGTACGTGTACGACGGATGCGTGGAGATTCAGAGTATGTGTACGAAAAGGAGGACCTCTACATCCAATTGACACGGGCTACAAGTAAGCATGTGTTTGTGGAAAAAGGAGACGAAATGGAGGGTCGTGCTCGCGGAGACGTTGTGATGACTGTGCAGATTCAATCTGAAGAGGGGGTGTCTGCCGATGATTTTAACATAGTACATACTATTGGCGTAAGCCTGTACGAATACGTGTATGGCGTGTCATATACTCTAAAACATTTGAGCGGCGATGAGATCTCTATTCAAACAATTCCTATTAAGAATCAGGTTGTTGGAACTAGAAGTAGGCTAATCATCTCTGGGAAAGGCTTTCCACACTGGATCGATGACAAGCTGCATTATGGTGATCTCATAGTCGAGATGTATCCGGTGTTGAAGCCAGATGTTTTCATGAATGAAAGCGTTAAAACCTTCATGAACCAGTTTTTTAGATAAATTATTTTTGCACATCATGATTCGTGTAGGAATTTTGATGAAGGGCTAAAATGATTTAAAGATAAGGTTGCATTAGAGGAGTATAATAAACCCACACGATGAGCACTGTGATGAAGAAGACCGTATCCGAGAAGGTGGTTGCTGCTGACAAGAAGTCTGTCCTGAAGAATGCCGATGTGACTGCAAAGTCTGTTGATCTCCCTGTCAAGGTCATTGAAGTCCCAGTCAAGGTCTCCGAAGCCCCTGTCAAGTCGACCAGTGACTCTCCCAAGTCCAAGCCCGCCAAGAAGTCTGTGAAGACCGTCGAGCCCTCCGCGTCGTCGACAACTTCTACAACGACCGTGACCACTGCTCCCTCTTCTACGACAGCAGTCGAGGAGGTTGTGGCCCCTGCGGCCGAGACTACCATCGATCCCTCTATGAACGAGGATGTGTTTGGTCCCCGCTTCGCCGCCCTGCTTGATCGCCTGTCCTCTTTCAGCAACGAGTTCCGCGAGGTGACTACCCTCGTGCGCTCGCTCCAGAAGGATCATGCCCGCTTCCTCCGCGAAAACACCAAGCGCAATGCTAAGCGTCAGCGAACTGCTAAGCGCACTGCGAGTGGTTTCGCCAAGCCCACCCTCCTTTCGGATGAGATGTATAGCTTCCTGAGCATCGAGAAGGGAACTCTTGTCGTTCGCAATGATGTCACCCGCAAACTGAACGAGTACGTGGTGTCGAACAACCTCCGCGACGAGGCGGACAAACGTCGCATTATTCCCAACGCGACTCTTCGCACCCTGCTCAATGTTCCAGAGGGTGATTCGTTGACCTACTTCAACATTCAGAAGTACATCAAGCATCACTTCATCAAGCCTGTTGTTGCGTAAACAGTTGGGGTGTTCTTCAAAACCAAAAATGTAAAAATTACAAAAATTTCAGTTACTGCAACAGCTCTTTTTTAATCAGGATGTAAGGTATTTAAGCACTACATAGAGATATATAGAAATCAACAGCCATATGTTATCAGAGCTGATCGAAAAATCCCTGTCGGGATACGTATATGATTTGGCACTCGTCGTTCACAATTTGTATAAACAGAAGTTTGTATGTGCGAAATTGAAAAACCGTCAGTGGTATACCTTCGACGGTACGCGATGGGCATGTACAGAAATAGGACCGTATCATGATGTGTCTACGAATATGGTCAGTGTTTATCAAAGCCTCCTCGATGCGGATGTCAAAGAGTTGGAACAAAAAGAAAAGGTCAAGGAAGTGGCTATCGAACAATCGAAGCTTCTCAACAATGAGATTGAGGCATTGAAGAAGCACATAACAAAGATCGAAGCTGTGATTTCTAAATTGAAGAATGTGAATTTCAAAGAGTCTTTATGCAAGGAATCGATGTACATGTTCTACGATCCAGAGTTCCTCGGGCGTCTTGATACCGATAGACACTTGATTTGTTTCAAAAACGGCGTACTTGATTTGCGCTCTAAAGAATTCCGTCCTGGGCGGAAAGAGGATTACCTGTCTCTTTACGTCGATGACGTGTATATGGGTGATGCATTCCAGACCAAGATGCAAAAATTCATGACGTTTCGAGAAAACATCATATTGAAGCGCAAGGGTAATCATTTTCGATTCCCAGAGTCGAGCGACTAAGATTTGAAACAGTTCCGAAAAAATTGAAGCCCGTCATTTTTATAAAGAGGCTTAAAGACAATCGTCTAACACTCTCTAGCAACAAAGCAACTTGCAACTAAAGACCAATGGCTGAATCAATCATTCTTCCCGAGAACTTCAACGTCGCGAACCTGACCTTCGGCGCTCCTCGCGCTCTCGACAGCGGAGGCAAGAGCATCCCCGTCTACCTGAATGGACGTCCGATCGTGGTCCAGATTCCGGAAATGTCTGCCCCTTACGGATTGGGCAAGTGGCCCAAGGAAGATTCCGCCGATCTTCCTCCCAAGTACGACCTTTCGCTGTCTTTCCGTGGTCTCGACACACGCGAAAGCCTGAAGTCTACTTACAAGATGTTCTCTGATATGGAAGATGCGATCGTCAGCAAAGCTTTCGCGGACTCGCTCAACTTCTTCAAGAAGCGCCATACATCACGCGACGTTGTCAAGGAACTGTTTACACCTATTATCAAAATCGCCAAGGACAAGAACGGCGAACCCACTGACAAGTATCCTCCCACCGTGAACCTCAAGCTCCCGTTCAAGGACGGGAAATTCCAATTCCTCGTATACAACAACCACCAAGAGGAGATCGATCTGAACTCGGTCACTATCAAGGGCTCCAAGGTTCTCACCATTATCCAGTGTTCAGGACTCTGGGTCGCTGGAGCCAAGTTTGGGTGTTCGTGGAAGGTGAAGCAGATGCAGGTTACGCCGCCTGCATCGATCACGGGCTACGCTTTCAAGAAGACGGTCGTTGAAGAAGTCGTGGAAGACGATGTTCTATCTGACGAAGATGTTGCGCCGACGACAACTGTTCCAGCTGCCTCTGCTCCAGTGTCAGCTCAAGCGGCAGCGCAAGTCGAGGACAGCGACGAGGATGAGATGAGTGAGGAAGAGGAGCCCAAGCCAAAGAAGGTGCCGGTCAAGAAGGCAGCTTCCAAGAAATAGAATGGATACACAGTATAAATAAAAACAAAACAAAAAATGCTCTAAACTTTTCTCATTTTTCAACGTAATGTTTTGAGGTGTCCTCAATACATTCAAGGTTCTGAGAATGCCTCCATTTCTAGGAGAGGGGTTTCTGCACTTACAACAATAGGGAAATGCCATTTCCATAAGATTGTGTTTTTGGGAGAAAAGCATGCGGATATGCATATCAACAAATAGCTCACAGCAGAAACGCCGAGATGCCATAATGAATGTAATTCTAAATAGGATACCCATTGATAATTGCACGCCTTGCTGTCAATGAGCCAGCAGCTGCCAGCCAATAGGGATATGACAAGGCATGCCTTTCCACAAGTAAACATCGCGTCTTTTTTGTTTTGGTCGTACTGCAGCATCGTATCCAGTCCTCGAAAGAGTGCGATGTTGATGCCGAGAATCACGACAAATGGAATCATAAAAAGGGTACGGAAGCCGATTTGACTTTGATCTAGGTTTGTTGAATCGATGAAGATCGTTGTGAAAAGGTATGTAGTAATGACACAAATGACCCATGGTTTTGCACATGGATTGGGGAATTTTGATGCGAAAGACATAGTGAGAAACGACGATATCAGGATCATCGGAATCTCATCAGCCAATTTCCACGTGGGCGACAGCGTTGCGTGATACATCGCGCTCCCCAGGCCACATGTAAACATGCTCGTGCGAACAATGTGAAGTTTACCAGAGATGTGTGCAAATACTGGGATGATTGCTGATAGACTCATAAATACTGAAGATGCTGTGTTGACAGGTTCCCTAACCAGGGCGTCGGGCGCCGCCCATTTTCCTTCGCAGAAAGGAGATTCCATGAATATTCTACTATAGTCATTTAGTTAAGTGCGTTTTACAAGAGTCTCATATTTTGTCTTCAATAGATCAAATCAGGGTCACAATGGATTATCATAATCAATACAGTGGCTACACTGATGCAATTACGTTGGAGGTCGAACAACTAGCAAAGTATATGTTCTTAGAAAATACGGATAATAAGCTGATTGGGCTCGACATCCACGGTCTCGGACATTCAAAAGACCTTTTCTGTTTTTGCCTCGATTTGTTTTGCAAAGGCATTGTGTTCATATGTGGTGAAAACGGCCGTGCAGATGTGGATGCAATTACCATGGATCAGTTCAAAGTCATCACGAACAAGCTGATGTTAGCTGGGATCAAGAGTCACATCGACTTCCAGCCCCTCGAAGAAGATATTACCCAAGAGGAGTCCAGGATTATTTTGCATAGCAGCATCGCCGATGTCAAGTCATCACCGGACAATCTAGATGTGTCAAAGTATTCATTCAAGATCAAAGTGCAAAGAACCATCTGCACTTTGCGCTTTGAGCTAATTAGGATATAAGCACTAGTAGCACTAGCTGTACATGCAACATGCGCCATTTGATTGCCATTTGTGGAGCACGAAGGAGCGGGAAGGACACCATATGCAAACGTGCTGCTGAGATGCATGGATACAAGCATATGAAAATATCACAGCCTTTGAAAGATGCCATCAAGATATTATTTGGATTTACCAACGAGCAGATGGAGACGGATGAAAAAGAGCAGCCGGACCCCAATTGGAACATAAGCCCTAGGCAGGTAATGCAATATGTTGGCACTGACGTCTTTCAGTACGATATTCAAGCACAGATTCCTGGCATTGGAAGAGAATTCTGGGTGCGTTCTTTCTATCAGTCGATGCTTCAACAGCCAGAGACTTCAAACATAATCCTATCTGATTTGCGCTTTATGCATGAGTACCAATTTTTCAAAAACAAGGGCATACACATAAGTGTGATAAAAGTGGTACGTGGAGCATCTTCCACGGTGTATGACGATGCCGTAGATGGCCATATATCAGAAAAAGAATTCCACATCATCCCGTATGATGCAGTCATAATGAATGACTCGAGCATCGAAGCTCTTGACCAATCAGTCGATGAAATCATCAATCGAATGAAACCAGTCTCGATCCTTTAGCAAGCGACATGTTATGCATGTGCGACTTTGACAACTCTTGTCTCGGTTTGCGCTCAACGCTCGCATTGCTGAGTTTCCTGTGAGGTCTCTCTTTATCCTTCACTTTGGTCGGTTTATCGGTATCTATCAGGTTCATATCATTCACGATAGTGTTGTAGTTTTTTTCAATGAAATCAATGATGCTATTTTCAATAGCCCATCGAAAGAAATTTAACTGTCCAATAGTCGTTGTTACGGTGTTCTGTTTATCATATTGAAACGTGATCTTGTCCTGTCGTCTAAATGGGTCAAATAGGTGTTTTGAGAAGGCACGCAATTGGGATCGGTAATGTATATACACGTTGATGTGATCCTTGCCATTTACGATAGTGGTGTTGTATTTTTTACTGAAGTTGGTGACAAACCAATCTATTAACCGCAGAGATATGTTAGATGTCCCATTCACGATATTCAACATGATCTTGTGATTCGCTGGCTTTGTGAAAAATTTGGTTAATGAGGCGAGGAGCAGTTCGTTTTGGATGGCTGATGTGTGCCTTCCTTTTGACATGATGCCCTTGAATAAAAAATAATACTAGCATATCCTTAAGTGCGTTCACGCGCGTTTGACATTCGCAGATTCTGACAAGGATTTCCATGTTTCAAGAGACAGTCCGCGCTCCGTTTTGATAAACATTACTTCATAAGGGTGAATGTCTCTTCCGAAGCAAAGCTTGCCAGGGAACAGAATATCTCCGAATTGACTATTGGCCTTCGGATTGAAATTGGTCACATTGTGATAATCTCGGTTTCTGTATTCAGCCACGAAACAGTCAATATTCCAACCATTCTTAAGAACTAGAGCGCTCAAGCCCAGCTCCTGATGGTCAATTACATCATATATAGACGTGTATGATGGTGAAAATAGCCCTTCTTTTGTTAAAAAAAGCATGCATTCGTTGTCGATGGCGAAACAGTAGCTCTGAACATGGGGTTGCACTTGATCATTCTTAGGAAGAAGGTTAATTGTAGGTCCGACAAGTTTGACATTTCCTTTTAGCAATGAAGTAAAGGCGTCTACCCAGTTTGTTGTCATGTATGCAGGAGTAAATGGTCCTCTACATGATGAGTTAATGAATATGTAGTTGTTGTAGGTTAACGACATATTCTTCATATGGTCTAGTGCAAACCCAAATGCCCCGAAATCGAACCCTTCGTTGGGGCGAGTAAGAAACGTGACGTTCGGTTGACTAATATGCATTATTGAACATATGCCATTAACTATAATATAATAGTGTATATCATATGATGATATGATAGCATGTTCTAGAAAATATCGGAGGTTTTGTATATATGTATTGTTCTTCTCATAATACGCATATATAACAGCTGTTTTGTTCATATTTAATGAACTATATATTCTATATAAACAGATGCATATGTGTCATTGTTAAATACATATGAATATCTATACACGAGTTCATATTACACCTGCAGAAGAAGCGGAAAACAAATCATTATGGGACACTGTCGTCAAGTCAATTGTCCCTCCACCCCAATACAAGACAAATTGGGCACCAAATAACATTGATTTGTCTTTAGTCATTGTAGAACCTCGAGAGCACCCATGGTTAGCAGCTTGTCTGTATAATATGGCCCACGTATATGGAGGCAAGAATGTTGGGCTATATATTTATCATGGTACTGCTAACAAGCAATACGTATATGACATTGTATCTACATGGTCAGGCGTAAATCTGATTCAAATGAATATAGAGAACCTGTCCATAGATCAATATAATCAATTACTTACGATGAACACCTTTTGGATGTTTCCATCATCACATGCTCTATTGTTTCAAACAGACACACTCATAAGGCGACCTATCGATGCACATTTCTTCAACTTTCAATATGTAGGAGCTCCTTGGCCATTCTACGTATCGAAGAAAATAGCGACTAGCCATAACGTCGGAAACGGAGGCTTCTCGTTAAGAGATGTGAACGTTATGAATATGATTACACTGCTTCATTCTATTCCACAAAACTTGAATGAAGACATATTCTTTAGAGAAAAATTAAGCGATGCACACGTTCCATCGACTTGCGATGCAGTGTCGTTTTCTGTAGAGCATATATTTCACGAAAATCCATGTGGTCTTCATCAAGCATGGCGTTTTCATAAAAAAGATCGCTTGAAACAATTACTGAGAGATATACCTGGAGCTACATATGTTCCTTAGAAGTCTCCGCCGATTTCGAGAGGGCGGTGGTTGAGGTCAGGCTCGATGGTCGTCTGATTCCATGGCGACACATTGAGTTGAGGGTTTGGGGGGTCAGAGCGCAGCTGGTAGTTGGCGTTACGGAGGGACGAACCAACTGTATTGATGCCAGTGAGATATCCGGCAGTCAAGAAGTTCTGATCCTTGACATCGCCTTGTCCGGCAGGGTTCACTTGAGCCCATTTTGAGTTGGCAGCGTCCTTGGGGAGGAGATCATCGGCCGTCAAGCGGTCACGAGGGTAGCAGTCGGTGGGCTGGACATCGTTGGCATTCGCGTGGGCAGCTTGCTTTTTCTGGACAGGCTTGTGCACCTGCTGTTCGACAACGCTCTTGTACTCGGCGCTGCCAGCGTCGTTAGGCATAACAGCTTGGCTGTTGCTCATTTTTTCGTAGAAGGCTTCCTGATCGCGGAGCTTGCATCGATTGTTATACTCCTGAACAATATACAAAAGCAGACAGCCGATGACAATGAGCACGGCAATTTTACCAAGTTGTTCAGAATTCATTTACTTTAGGATGATATATTATTTCCAAAGAAAATAAAGTTTGATGGAGCACGATTTTTTACGTACGCGCCAAGTTTATTTTTTCCATGTCGTCGTAAACTTTGCAGATAGCTTCTAAAGAACGATCTGTCTTTTCTAAATCATGTAATAGTCCCTTGAGAACGACGAGGGTAGACTGTGCGTTAGCAACGGTGTTTTCTAGGTCGGCGACGTGGTTTTGTAGTGTCAAAATCATCGCATCCTTAGCAGCTTCTAGTTCTTGACCAGAAGGATAAGCTACGTCGTCCGATTCATCGTCATCGTAATCGTAATCATCGGTCCTTGATTGGATCATGGGTTCTTCCATCCCAATTTGAATCAGTTTCCAGTCTAAGTGAATTTTAGAGGTTTTGACAAACACGCCCCTTAACTCTATGTCGATAGAATACGAGCAATCTGTCTCTAGTGAAGTGAGACTATCATAGGAATCTGTAAACTTCAAATAGATGTACTGTCCATCTTTGCCAGTGCGTATGAAAGACAGACTATCTTCAATTACATCAAGCGTTAATGGCTTTTCAAAGCTTTCCTTATAGAAAGACGCAACATGCGATTGGATGAAGCCGCCTTGCATGTATGAGAAGAAGGCTCTCAATTCGGGTGTGATTCGCCAACGAAATACTGTTCCCGAGCCGAGTGCAGGTGGTGTGACGAAACGTACATTAGATAGGCGCACACGTGGATCACATGGTTCCACTTTACATACACGATAACCGTTTGACATCTTGTATGAAGAAGATAGTTTCCATGTTTTCACGTTATCAATATCACATACGTTGATTGGCGTAGACATTGTTAAGATGGTATATACATGCGCTATATTGCCTTAAGTAAGTGTGGCAGTTTTGAAAATATAAATACATTCGCATACACTAATGAAATGGATTCATCTCCTAATCCGAATGTACATGATAAGAAAACCACCTTATCTAAAACGGTGATGAAAGCGCTGTCGATTTTAAGGGACGAAGTCGGTAAAACGGAGAATAAAGAGATTCTCAGCCAGCACATTATCAACCCTATCCTACAACTCATATACAACGAAGTCTATCCATATATTGCCTTTCTTCTAGGAACGCTGATCTTTATATTGCTAATAAGTTTACTCGTCCTCATCATGCTGATCATCTTTTACGTGCAATCCAAGATGCGGCCAGTGCACTCGAACAGTGCTTAAAAAAATGAAACTATCATGTAATAAAGTACACCACCACAACCATGAACGAAGAAACTGCTGGCAAGATTCGGGAATGGATCGATATCGACAACACCATTCGCACCCGACGGGAGAAGTTGAAAATGTTGTATGAAAAGAAGAATACACTCGAGTCGCAGATCAAGTCTTATATTAAACGAAATAAGCTTGAAGGAGTGCAGATTAATGTGTCAGACGGGCATGTTAAGTTTGCAGAGAAAAACAATATCCAAAGCCTGACTTTGAAGTTTCTGAAAGAGCAGCTCGACGAGTTCTTTGCAGGGAACCAACCTAGAGATGCAGAGACGTTGTACAAGTTCATCCTTGGAAATCGCAAGGTTCAGACATCTTTCGAGATGACACGTGACATTAAAGAGGAAGACCCGATGGTTTAGTTTCCATCTGCAGTTGGCAATAGCAATTTGTTTTTAAACTCGTTATCGATGTTGATCACACCGATAATATTTTTGTCCAGCTCAGCTATGTTTTGACGGGTGTTTGATTTGAGGATATCAGCCACATCAGCCTGGATGCGTCTCTTTTGAGCAATCGTCATGTTCGATTTCGTCTTGTGATAGAGCTGCGTGTATTTGTCGACAATGCGGTAGGCTTCGAACTCGGTTTCTAAAGGCACGTCGTCGAATTCTGTGTCCTCTCGATTGTAAATGATCTTATTATCGCTTTTTCCTTCGACGTATGGCAATACATCGAAACTCGCCAGAAAGAGGTAGTATTGCTCGATGCATGTGATGTATTTCTGGTGATTGCGTATGGGGATGTTCGTATCTATGAGTTTGCGTATCAAGTAAATCTCATAGGCCTCCAGATAATACGATGCAATAGTCTCGACCAAATAGGTCAGCCCTTGTTGAATGAGGTACTCTTTCCATTTGGAGCCGTAAACGTGGATGCGTTGATGTTTCCAGTCATAGATGAAGTTGATGTCCTGGATAAATTCTTCACGGTGATTGCCGCGTATAGCCTGTGTTAGCGCGTTGATGATCTCTTTGAAGTTTTCTTGATCAAGATGAAAGTCTTCCTTGAGGTCCCCGTTCTCTAGACGCTCTACTTGTGTATGATACATCTCTTCTACCTTGCTTTCGAAATCGGTAATCTCCAAGTTTTTATGTTGAGCAACCTTAGTAAGTTTCTCAACAAAGTCGATGTTTGATATAAAGTTATTGACCGTGTTGTTATAATTGATGAATTGATTAGTTATCTTTTGTTGATCGGGAATCGGTTCTACGACATAGTGACGATGATCGAGTATGTGCTGTTTGATGTCATCCGTGAGTTCTATGACACGCAACATGCCTTGACAAGACCTTTTGAGATTATATAAGTGATTCCTCATAGTAGCCTTGTTCTTAGTCTCGTAGCCGCAACGCGGACATAGGTAAGGCGGATGTGGGGTTGTTAGTTTAGGCATGACTAACTCTTGAACATACTATGAGTCTTGCCTTTAATTCACTTTTAGCCTTTATTAGCCTTTATTCGCTTCTATTAGCATATATTTTGCATTGCAAACAGACGCTTGGATACTCTAAGGGTGGCTTCCAGCTTAGGTTTTGCTCGCTTTTATTCGCTTTTATTAGCCTCTATTAGCTTCTATTAGCCTTTATTTACATCCAAAAATTAGAGAGAGAACCATAAAAATATACCATATACCGTAATACCACTTTTGAAAAGATGATTTTTCTCGTAATGAACTGTTTTGACCCCCCCCCCTCGACAATTTTCAAAAACTTAAAATGCCGACCCCCTCCAAAAATGTTTTACAAATCTTGGCTTAAAAAGGATTACATAAAGTGCTTATCTGTATTATAGGACGTTTTGTACATATGAGCAGCCAGATCTTGATATAGGTTGTTCTCATCTATTGTGATCACATATCCTTCTGGAAACTTAGCGTCTTTGAGTTTATTAAGGAGTCGATTAAAGAGTTCGTCAACTTTATCGCCATAAAGTTCGAACCATTTTTGGAACGTAAGTTTCCTAGGGTTGGCGACAACAACCGGCACGAGCATCGGATCCATGATACATACCTAAAAGGATATAAGTGTTTAAATCAATATAGAGCATATAGGATAAGAACAAGACAATACATCATGTCACACCTTGAAGAGATCGACACATGCATCGCTGATGTTGTTATGGAGTGCTTTTCTGACATGAAAGAGGAATACTTTTATGAAGGATTTCTGAACAACAGCGATTACACTTCTTTCTTGAGGACTATTATGCCTCATATATACATCCGTTCACAATATGTCCATTCTGATTCGGAGCATGAACCTGAAGCAGTCACTACATTTGACTATTCTGATGCAATAAAAAATCTCGTGTAATATTATAAAATATGTCGATGTCAAAAAGCAATAAATCTAAGAAAGGTGGGTCTCTTGCGGAAGATGCCGGTCGTCTTGCGATTCCCCTTGGACTTCTGTTAGCAAAGCAATCCCTGTCGGAATTCCTCAAGAAGAATTCTAGCACGAAGAGTCCTGCTCGTTCTGTGAGCAAGCCTGCGCCAGTGTCCCGTCGTGTCGTTTCTGGTGGTAACGAGGCGGACCACTCTGTTGTTAAGGCGTCGGATGGCATGCGCAACACATGGGCCGCTGTCCCCGAGTCTGTGTTAGACGGGGGTGCGAAAAAGAAGCGCCGCTCTTCGAAGAAAAAAAGCACCAAATAAATAAGTAGTACTTCACATTTTTTGTGCAAGTGATGTTACCATTTGCATGATCTCATTATTATACGTGCACTTATTGAACTTCACGTTAATCCATATATTAGCCATGGCTACAGCGTCTTGGTATTCAACGCCCGATTCGAGTGCTTTTTGTACGAACCATCCTTTCTCCGTAAACGCAGCTTCGTTAATAATGTCCTTTTCAAGAAAGATCACGATTCCTTTGTAGTCAAATCTCTCCATGGAGTTTAGATATAGGTTATTTTTTTCTTAAAGTAAATTAATATCACGTCATGTCAATTTTTTCTAATATCAAAGACAGCGTTTTAGACACAACAGAAACTTTTAAAGAAGTTATGGGGGGAGCTTTGAAAGGTGCCTGCAATGTTATTATGGAATCTAAGTCTAAGAGCAAAGAAGAACTCGAGACATTTCAATCGAGCTCGGACTCTTCTGAATACTTATATTCATTGAACATATCTAAACTCTTAGGTAGCGAATACATATTGTATGTAGAGGACGTCATGCGCATGGTAACGATCCAGATTATCATTCAACTAATGATGTATTTGCAAGCCCCTTCATCAAATAAATTTTTCGACACTGCTTTCATTCAGATTGTATTGTATGTGGTTCTAGGTGTCACAGCGTATTGGCTTCTTGTTCGTAAATGTGTGAAGGTGGTATAAAGTGCGGTTCTGCGCGTGTTTAAAACGAAATTTTTATTATGTACTTAAACACTAAACTTGTTTTAAGACGTATAATGATGAAGCTATCTTTATACCACATTGTCGCGCTGTCTGCAGCTGTGTCCATTAGCCTCGTATGGGTTTACTGGAAGATGAACAAGCTCGAGAAACAGGTCCGTGAAATCGGAGCACGTGTGAATACGAACACGACTACACTTACAAATCTGACAACTGCAATGGAACTATGCAATGCACAAGACAATCAGGCATGTGTTTTGCAGCACGCTCCTGAACAGCCTTTAGAAGAAGTTGCAACTCATGTTGAGGTTCAAGCTCCTCAAGCTCAACCTCAAGATGTTCCCATCCCTTCTCAACAAGACAATATGAGCATTTCGAGCGAAGACGTGAATGATGTGTTAAAGACAATGGACGCATCCCCGACAGAGAAAGACTCTCAAGAGCAGCCACTTGCACCAGAAGCCCCTCTCGACACTCCCGAGATTGACGATGCGCTATTGAATCAACTCAATGATCCTAAGAACTGGATTTTTACTGAAGACGAATTGAAGAAGAAGACGGTTGAAGAACTGAAATCCTACTTATCAGAGAAGTCCCTTTCGATCAAAGGAAATAAGAAGGAACTCGTGCAACGCATTTTGGAGAATCATCAATAAAAAATCTATTCATTAAATAAACAAAATATGAGCTGTCAAGACTGCAAACGTGATAGTACAAATCAGCCTAGTTGCCCTTTCCGGATGGCGGATGGTCGCAACTTCACAAATTATAACACTCGCTGCAACCAATTTGAACAGATTCGCAACAGCCAGAACTTTTCGTCTGCGTATGACTTGCGCATGTTCATGACACAGAATGCGAGTCAGTTGATGAACCAAAATCGCATTGCCACTGCAAACGAGAACAACTGCAACCCCTGCTATGCAACTGATGAGTCTGGGACCATGTTGCCAGAAGAGTCCGCTGTAACTTGCAATGCCAAGGTGTGCACGACTTCTGCCGGGGCCCCTGCCGGTCTCGGACAGGGAAGGAAGAATTACGGGCATGCAACTGCTGGACAGTTCTATCCTATCGAGGGAGTTTCAAACAGCGGGTTCGATATGTTTGGCGGCATTTTGTAAAGCGCAATCCTTTTTTAAACATATGACGATTGTACGTACACTATCACAATTATATGTTGTTTAATATAAATTATCATGAGTACAAATTCATTTGACATGGATTCATGTGAAGGGACGATAAGCATAGACCCTTCCTGCTATGATGTAGTGTTGGAAGTGCGGTATAAGGAGTTGGTTGATTCAAATTCAGTGCAATATATCGCTGCATCGCCTCCAGATTATAGGGCATCGTTCAGTGGGTCGGGACTTCCATTTCCTTCCATAGAGAGTGCATTCGAAAACACACCTAACCAAGGGACTCTTGCACTAAATGGCAACGTGGGAGTATTGAAGATGTTCTTGCCTAATTCCTATTACGTAGATTTCAATGGGACTCTCGTGGAACCATGTGTAGAGTTGTATTATAGTGTCGGCGGTAGCCCTCGCAAAGTGATAGTTCATATAGGAGATCGTGTGCCATATCGATCTCTCACTTATCCTCCCCAACGCAAAGACATGAATGCTATGTTTTATGCAAGACTGAATCTACCTATAAGGGGTCAAGCACAAGTCCTGATGGATTCAGGATATCCGAAAAACAATCGCATGGAAGCAGATTTCTGGGGTCTAAGACCTCCATTGTAAAGCAGTCATCATCTACATGCCTAGTAGGTTTTGTAACCATGCCAAGAAGCCACCCGAAGACCCCGCTTGTTTTTTGACCATATCAGATTTGTATAGACTCAAAATCTGTTGATATTTTTGATCATCGGTGAGTGTAGAGTTGTTGCCGATGTTGCTGACCAATGACGGGGATGTGTCTATGTCAGCCCCGACTGTCTTCAATTTCGAATAGGTCTTTGAGTTTACATCTGACTGGAGAGCAGCAAAGCTGGCGTTAAGGTCGTTAGAGGTCTGGGAATTGAGGTTGATATTAACAGAATCTTGGCTACCAGTTTGTTGAGCAATGATTCTCGCCACTTGCGCTTTGGTGGTTGGATCAGTAATATCACCCTTCTGCATCATTTTTGTTAGAAGGTCAGTCAACCCATTATTTGTATTGACGTTGGCACCGGTCAATTGCTGAACCATTTGTTTGGCTGCGGCATTTGTATTTTGTATTGTGATATTATTGTTGAAACTGTTGCCTCCAGATTGTTTGGTAGTTGTGGTACCAATAAGATCATGAAGTTTGTTCTGTGTACCAGTAGTCCATAGACCACATTCAAATGTTGAGCTGGCATTTGTACCAGAATTACAGTATTCAACAACTTTTTGAAGACACGATGAATTTCGATCATCGAGAACGAGGTTCTGAGGATACCGCCAATCTGTCATTTCTTTGCAGTCTGTTCCGCAGAAAGTCTGATTGAATGGACAAGACTTGCTTTTGTATAAATCTGCATCTGCTTTGAATAATACTTCGGTTGCATACAAATATGAATCAGTGGTTTCAGACACTACGTCTTGAATGTGTTTGATTAATTGATGGATATCGTTGACAGAGACTGCTTTGTTGTATACACCAAACATCATGAGGTATCCATCCCATTTTCCATTGTCATTCATGACGAACTCCTTGTTGGTAAGCATTGGTACACTGTTATCTATGAGTTTAGAAGACGCTACCTTGACATCATCGACGTAAAGATAAATGTAGGTATCATCGCGTACAAACGTGTACAAATGATAGTTCTTGTCGAACAGGAATTTAGATGTGTCGTGCATTAAATCATCCAGGATGATATTTTCGTAGGTGAGGCCATCTTGGTCCGAATGCTGTACTTTAATCGACATTTTGTTGACGACCGGGTGTTTCCAAGAGCCATTTGGTCCGGGGCTGATATTCGTTGAAAGATAACAGCGAGAAGCGACAGATGTGTTCTTACCATGTCCAAACAATGTGAAATAGTTAACATCTTCCAATGTTATATTTGGAGATGGCATGTCAGGATCACTCTTGGATTTATCGATGGAGTCTGGAATAGTAAAATCAACACCATTGTTCTTTGCATACCAAAAGATAGAATAAGGCAAGTTGCCTGTTATATGCTCACCGCTATTTGTACCAAATCCTAAATTAGCACTCTGTGGACCTGTAATAGTTTGGCCTTTCATCATGATACCCTGTTTGTTATAGTCAGAGTTGATGTTGGCAGTAAGACTAAATGTTCCTTGTGCATTGACCACCTGACCATTGTTTAATAATGGAGTAGTATTTTGAATAACTAAGGTGCCTCTGTCTCCAGCAATGTTCGTATTGATGGGCTTGTAATTAGAGGCTTGAAAGTTATCTTCTAGAGCTGAGACATACACGACCATGCTGTTGAAAACCGGGTCTGTTGCATCTTCTGAGGTGGTCTTATCAGAGGATTTTTTGAGTGGATTGGATCGAATTGCTACATCTCTCTGTATCTGTTTCGATGTAGACGTGGATGTATTTTCAAATGTCTCGAGTGTGTTCGAGAAGGTAATAGTGTATGTCGCAACAATAACAGCTGCAAATACGACGAGGGCTTGCATAAGAGGTATAGACTTTTTACTATGCACGATCTTGAACAGGAGCATGATGATAATGCTCATCAAGATTAACACTTCAATCTTGGATAAATGAGCCATCTTTATCATGTATTTAGATTTTATTATCATATGTGTTTGAACGGGGGTAACTACTTAAACATAATGTTCAAGGGATGTATTATAAAACATGGATAAAAAGATCATCTACTTGAGTCCTGATGTCGCAGACATAAGTCCAAGTGAACCAGATACACCATCAGTCGATGCTATTGATGGAGGAGGAAAAAAGAAGGTTCATGATGACACTGTTGTTATTGAAGACACACCCTCTATTGAAAGCACACAAGTCGTGAAACCAGCCCCCCTGTCTGTTTTGGTTGTTGATACTAAGTGTGAGGCTAAAGTCGAGCACGATGATGGCGCCGACGACGGTGACATAGACGGCGATGATAAAGAGAGTGTGAATACGCAAGAACTCATGAGTCTCCATCCGCATTACATGATGCTCGAGTCGTTCTTTAAAATCGACGATCAAACTTGCTGTCAGTTATTGAAGCGCATGATCCTGCAAATGCAGGATTTGACAACACATGTCAAAGAATTGAAAGACGTAATTCGAGATATGAAGAAAAAGTAAACCCTCTTCAATTCTTATTTTTCCGCTCCAGAAGCAATGGGCAAGAAGCGTCTCTTCTTGATATCATCCATATGAGTTTCTAGAATTCGACAGATGTATTTGTAGCATTCTGACACCTGCTCTTCTGAGCTAGCTCCTGTAATGATAACACAACCGCTTTGAAATATTGCGACAGTTATTTTTTTGCAATCGTTTGTTCCACACCCCTTTCCCTTGCCTACACACGAGGGCATACAATGACAATTGCCATTTTCATTTGCTTGTTTATTCCAAAAGTACTGTAGTTTGACTCCTGGATATATACACGGCTCGTATGTGCACTTGTTATGGTAGTTCTCTGTGAGAGCTGCATGTAGTTTCTCACGTTTTATTTCAAAATTGACACGAAAGTCGCTATTAATAAGACGAATTTCGTACTTGCAGTTCATCATGGAATTGATGTCATTGATAACACTGGTGACACCCTTTTCAATGTGTGTTTTGCGGATCATGTCGATGACGATGTCTACAGCAGATACTCCGTCGTTGACGCTTTTAATTCCAGTCATCTGGACGTTCCCGTTTTTGAACATCTTGGCATTGACAAAGTATTTCGAGTCAGATGTCATCTTGATGATCATTGTTGCCTGATTGTCAAACCGCTTTACATCTTTTCCCCTGTTTTTCTTTTTATAGTTCATTCCTTTTGAAATGATTTCGCTTTTCGAATTTCCGTATTCCATGAAAATAATCCCCGGTGATGATGAGTCAATTGGAATCACATCGATGTGATCGAACAATGCCCGAAGGTCTACGTCGGTATGAATGCTTCCAGTTGCAGTTATCGTAGAGATTTTATATACATTGGCACTAAAAGGTGTCTTATCGGCGATTTCGATAGGATTCATTTGCTATTGCAACTAACACACGTATTTAAGGAGCAAAGTCTTTAAATCCCTTTCAATTTTTTCCCTTCCTTTTTTTTGACCCGACTGTTTTATCATTGCTCGCCCCGTCTTCGCGTCGAGACATGAAATCGACGTAGTCCTTTCCAAATACGTCGAGGTCTTGCATCCACATATCTCCTACAGTGGTCTTCTCGAGATCGATGAGAGTTGCTCGCTTAGCAGCTGCTTCCGCCATGAGCTCGTCTTTGCGTTCACGAGTCAATGAGGATATCGGCATGCGGATGAGATAGTCATAAGAGTCATCGTGCTTCGGATAATCGCGACCAGAAAGAGTGGTTTCTACGTCAGCTTTCTTGACATTGAAGACGGTGATCTCCTCGGCGATGAGTTCTGTGATGAATCGCACCTTCGCATCACAGACAACGAGCTCTTTCTTGATAGCGTCGAGCATGTGCTCTTGACGCTTGGCGTACATCTTCCAACGGATTTCGAAGAAACTACGCATGATGTCGTCGATAGACTCGTAGAGTCGGATGTGCCCGTTTTCGTCATAGAGGTGCATGTTCGTGATCGACAGACCCTTTGTAGAATGTAATTTGAACATGTTCTCGAACAAGGTGTACCCATTTTTGTCGAGAGCAAACAGGGTCTCGCTTGCACCAGGATGAAGGTGGAGCACAAAGCGCACATCACGTTCGGTGTAATGGTTCTCGTAGTCTTTGAGCAGCTTCTGGTCGCTGTCTAAGATTGTCTCAAGGAGTTGCTTGTAATCGGTGGTCCATGTCCCGATCGGAAGCTCTGTGATTTCGACTTTTGTATCAGAGATCCTGGTATAGAGACCGCGACTCACATAATTGCCCTTTTCATCCTTGGTGATCGACCCCTTGAAACCGTGGTACCATGGGACAAGATCAACCAATGTGACGTCGGTCGTTTTGTTTTCTTGGCGATCCGTGATCATCTTACGAAGGCGCGACACAACATCTGCCGGATTGAAGCAAGGGATGTTGGTGCTGAAACCGGTCCCGATTCCAGAAGCGCCGTTGATCAGAGCCATTGGAATAATAGGCATGTACCATTCTGGCTCAATTTGTTCTCCATCATCTTCAAGATACGTAAGGATCGCATCATCAAGCTTGCTGAAGATAGTGAAGGACATGTCATCGAGCTCGGTGAAGATGTACCTAGGGCTCGCACTATCGTCACCGCCCATGAGACGTGTGCCAAACTGACCGTTTGGTTTCAGGAGATTGATGTTGTTCGAACCAGTGTAGTTCTGTGCCATCTTGACAATGGTCTCCAGGAGACTGGCTTCGCCGTGATGATAAGCACCGTGCTCGCTCACATACCCGGCAAACTGAGCAACCTTGATCTCCTTTCGTAGGTTGCGCTTTCGAGCGCAGTAGAGGATCTTTCGCTGAGACGGCTTGAGACCGTCGCAAATAGATGGGGTGCTTCGACGCACATTGTAGTCCGAGAAGTGACTCAGCTCTTTGTCGACAAACTCCTCGAAAGGAACTACTTTTTGACTGTAGTTGAGCACGTTCTGTTTGTCGTAACGCCCGAGCCATTCTTTGCGATCGTCAGCGCGTTTTTTGTTGAAGGCCATATCCAGCATTTCGCCAGATTGTTCGGTGGTCCATTCGTATTCGACGGTCTTCAGGCTAGTGAAATACTCCCTGGCCTCTTTGCTATCGGACGTACCCAACCCTTTATAATACTTGATCTGCCAGCCCGTCGGATGAGCCTCTGACCAGTTCTTATAGTCTGTCAAATTGTAGAACGACACGACCTCGTCGCCTCGCTTCGCCTTGACAATCGGTGTCAAGATAGAGCACATGAACCCTTTGACGTTCATCAGTGATGGCCACAGGGTATGGATCATGTTGAACATGAGGCCCTTGATGTGGGAGCCGTCTACGTCCTGGTCCGTCATCATGAAGATCCGACCATAGCGAAGCTCGCTGATGTCGGTGTATTTCTTCCCTGATTTGAGCCCCATGATTTTCATCAGGTTCTCGATCTCTTTGTTTCCACTGATCTTGTCGGTAGAAACGTCCTTGACGTTCAGCAGCTTACCCCTGAGAGGGAAGACGCCGTACTTATCGCGGCCTACGACAGTGAGACCGCTGATGGCCGTCGAAGCAGCTGAATCTCCCTCGGTGAGGATAAGCGTACACTGGTCGCTCTTGGCGGTGCCAGCCCAGTTAGCGTCATCGAGCTTGTCAACGCCACGGATCTTGGAGTTCTTCTTTCCGTCCATCTTTTTGAGCGCCTTCTGGTTCTCGGCGTTGCTGGCGTTCGCGAGTTTTTCGACAAACTCGGCCGTCAGGAGCTTGGCGATAAACTCCTCCGGCAACTCGCATTTGCTCCCAAACTGCGCAACAGGTGTCGTGAGGGTCTCTTTGGTCTGGCTATCGAAAGAGGGGTTGCCGATAGTACACTTTACGAACAGGAAGATGTTGTTCTTGATGTCCTGTGGGCGAACGGTAAGCTTCTTCTTCTTTTTGACCAGCTCCGTCACAGTTTTAGTCACTTGATTCATAATGTAGTCGACGTGGCGACCACCTTTGATGGTGGAGAGACCATTGACGAAAGAGACCTGCTCGAAGCCGACGTCGCTGTTGGCGAGCGCCACTTCCCAGTCGTCATTGATCTTCTTGTAGATGCGCGCGCATTCTTTCTTGTCTCCGAGGTAGAAATCGACGTAACGTTCGAAGTTCTTGCACTCGATCTTCTCACCGTTGAAGGTGATCTTCACATCGCTGTCCGTAGTCGCGCAAAGATCGTATACACGTTTGCTGATGATCTTGTACATGTCATCAGCGAGGCAAGTGCAACCGAAGCGCGCATAGTCGGGCGTGAACGTGAATTCGGTGAACGGCACTTTGGTATACTTGGTAATGACAGGAACAGACTTTGCCGTCATGTTGTCGGTGAAGGTCTGCTCGTACAGAACTTTCTTATGAGCATCGACGGTGCGAACCTTGAAGAACTTGGAGAAGATGTTGCAGGCTTTGGCGCCGATACCATTCTTGCCGCCCCACTTTCGTTGTTTGGTGTCGTCGAAGTTGGAACCAGCAAATACATTCCCAAAGATGAGCTCAGGCATGTGGACTTTGTACTCGGGATGAATGTCGGTAGAGATGCCGTCACCGTCGTTGGTGACCGTGAAAGTGTTGGTAGCACGATCAATCACGATGTTGATGTTTTTCACAACATGAACCTTGGTGGTGCCATCACTCGCCACGGAGAGCTCCTTTTGGCGCAACACATGGTCCGACGCGTTTGTCAGCATCTCATCCACGATTTTGAGGAGCCCGGGGTTGTAATCGAGTTCTGATTTTTGCATTTGACCTGCTTCGGCGTTCCACACCCAGACCGAAACGCGTTCAGCAGAAGTAGAACCGATGTAAGAGTCGGGGCGAAGCAAGATATGCTCGGCAGGCTCCAACTTCACGTAATCCGCTTGAACAATCTTTTTCGGAGGCATGGTAGTTGTAAGTAATCTGATTTGACTCTAATCAGACAAGGAAAATCAAATTTTTTTAAGTTTTATTCTTCTACCACGACATCTTGCGCATTGCTTTCGCGATGTGAGAATCACCAAGTAAGCGATCCTTGTTTTTGATCTCATCAACAGCGAGGGACATGAATTGGTGAGCTTTAGCATTGACTTTGTCGGCCATTGCCTTGGCACGCGATTTGCCCTTCACCATCGACGCCATTTTGTACGCGCTGACGATGTATGCATCACCTCCGGCGGTCATTGTCATGGCCGGTCGGGATAGCTCTTCGGTCACGCCCATTGAGGTAGACGTCACCGTGTCGAAGTAACGGCCGCTATCCTTGCCGAAATATTCTGAAGGAAGGACAGTCAGTCCCTCGTGGCCATCACCTCCACTCTGCTGTGTGCACTTCTTGATGATTTGAGCAAAGGCTTGCTTCAACGCCGCGGAATTCTTTACTTTAATCTTGTACTTTTCGATCATGCCTTGCATGCCCTTTTCAGATAGGAGCTCCATTTTATTATACTAAATATTTTTGTTTTGTTAAGATAAGACAAATATGGCCAACTTCGAAAACGCGGCTCCAGTGAGTCAAAGCTCGGCAGCATATAACGGGCGCATCGACTTTGCTCCACAAGCTAAACCCTACACTATGTTCAGTGAGAATACAGACGCATCTTGCAAATTTTCAAATGAGGCAACTAAACATACGTTATACAAGACCGCCCTTAGCGATCTGTTTTTTAGCAAGCGCAACATTGACGGATTGCAAGAGGCCATCCGATATCAAGTATATCTAAAAACGAATAATCGACATGTTATCAGTCGTCAGTCGGACACAGAGTTGCACATTATCATGCGCTCTACGTATCTCCAATATGCGAAGAACATTCCCTTTGATTTAGCGGGCCAGGCCCAAGTGTTGAATAAGATAGTGATTGATTACTGTGTCCCAATCATCGTTCAAGAAATAAAGCAGTATGAATACTATAAGGCAGACATTAGTTCCTTGCCTGTTCCAATGGAACGCAGCAAGAATGTGTCAAATGCTGGAACAAAAGTACTATTTACCAAGGATTTGTAAAACCAAAAATTTTGTTTGTATACAGTAAATGGTCCCCCTTATCGCCATTATAGGAACCGTATTTATTATTGCGTTCTTTGTCATCACATTGATCATGCATGGAACTATGAATGAAAGTGGCGAATGGTCGATGTTACTGAACATTTTGCTCGTTGGACTAGGTCTTGCTATTGCGGTGTGTTTAACGAAACTGTATCTTCTCAGTAACGTAAAAACAGCCTCTGCACCAGTTGCATCGAACATTGTGTTGTCAAGCTGCCCTAATTACTGGGTTTCTGCAGATGGAGTCGTATCTAAAGTAGCAACGCGTACGTGTTACAATCACTTTAAAGATAAAGACGGAAACATGGTTTATATCATCGATCCGTCAAATGTTAGCGTGCAAGGAAAACCAACACAACTTGTCTCTGCACCAATGAGTTTGAATACATATAATTCGATGACCAATACTGACAAGTGCAAGTTAGCCGAGAAGTATGCATGGAGTGAGGCATACGCAAAATGCGGGATTTAATGGAATTGCTCCGATTCAGTCGAGCCACCCATTGCGCTAGTCGATGTTTTTCCACCACTAATAATTTTTGCAATCTCGTCGAAATACCCAGTGCCTACGAAAGATTGGTGTTTTGTTGCACCATAGCCGTGAACTTCAGCGGCAAATTCTTTTTGTTGTAATTCGGAATACGCCGACATTCCTCGCTGAGAATAGTCCCGGGCAAGGTCAAACATGCTATAATTGAGCATGTGCCAACCAGCAAGAGTGACAAACTGGTATACATATCCTAGAGCAGCGAGGTCTTTTTGAAAAGTTGAGATTGCCGCATCGTCGAGCTTCTTTTTCCAATTAAACGACGGGGAACAATTGTATGCCAGCATCTTTCCAGGATAGACAGCATGGATCGCATCTGCAAAGGCTCGTGCTTGTTCCATGTTGGGTTCCGATGTTTCGAACCAGATCAGGTCTGCATAAGGAGCATAAGCGAGGCCACGTGAGATGGCTGCTTCGATTCCAGATCGAACACAGTAGAATCCTTCCGACGTTCTTTCACCGGTACAAAACTTGCGGTCTTCCTCATCAATGTCACTGGTGAGGAGGTTTGCACCCAACGAATCCGTGCGAGCGATCAAGACCGTCGGTACATCCATAACGTCAGCAGCTAGACGCGCAGCCTTGAGCTTCTCGACAAAGGCTTTGCGATCGGTAATCACACGTCCTCCTAGGTGTCCACATTTTTTGGCACTTGCAAGCTGATCTTCGAAATGGACCGCAGAAGCTCCTGCTTTGATCATCGCCTGCATGAGTTCGTACGCATTCAGATTGCCACCGAAACCCGCTTCAGCATCCGCCACGATTGGCGCAAACCAATAAGTGTCATGCACATTGTTCATCACATCGATCTGATCCATGCGCTGAAAGGCGTTGTTGATTCTTTCGATGACTCGAGGCACACTATCGACGGGGTACAGGCTCTGGTCGGGATACGTTTTAAGGGCTGAATTTCCATCCGCAGCCACTTGCCAGCCACTCAAGTAGATGGCTTTGAGTCCTGCTTGGACCATTTGGCAAGCCTGATGGCCCGTGAGAGCACCAAGAGTAGGGACATAGGACTCGGTTTTCAAAAGGTTCCAGAGCCGCTTGCTACCTAGATCAGCAAGTGTGTGTTCAATTTTGATACTACCACGAATTCGTTTCACATCGTCCGCAGTGTAGTCGCGAACGATTCCTTCCCAGCGACCATTTTCGTTGTAGTTCATTTTTGGATACGTATTACAAGGTGTAATTCTTTATATAGTTGTGAATCCCGTGAAGTGATTTAAAGCCGTGCGCTCCTCAAGTAAGGAGATGGACATTGTTCCTTTGATAAACACTTCAAATGATTTTATCGGAAATCAGGTGGCTATATCCAAGATGCGTGAAATTCTCAAGAAGCATAGCCGTGAATCACCTGCACGATTTGCGGTAAGCGGCCCGACTGGATGTGGAAAATCAGTGCTTCTACAGTGTCTTATCGAAGAGCATGGATTCGATGTCGTCGAACTTACTCAAAACTCGTCGATGAAACAGATGGAGGACGAATTCAATAATGTGTCGATGAGCAAGACGATAGAGGCTTTTTTTATGCCTAAGAAAAGGTTGCTTTTAATACATGACATTGATATTTTACTGAGTTCATTTACTAGGCTTTCTGGGTTCTTGTCTGAATGGCTTGAGAATACATCCGGGAATCGTCCTGCGTTTGCGTGCACGATAAATTCATATGAAGAAAAGAGGTTAGGAGACTTTAAGAAGAGCATCGAGATCATCAAGTTGTCCAGGCCTTCGTCCAAAGACATCTTGATTTTCTTCTCAAAATATTTAGATACTCGTAGCATTGCTTATGACGACGCCAGACTACTTGAACTCATCAAGTCTCACAAAAATGACGTTAGGGCTGTTTACACAAACCTTGACCAGTTGGGAGAAACGACACCGATACAGTCTCTGAGGTCTACTTTTTCAGATATGTCGATGTTTGATGTACAGGATAAAATATTTTCTAGACCTTTGACGAAGAATGAGCTGAGTTCTATTATCTATTCTGATAGCAAATTGCTCGGCTTGTTGCTGTATGAAAATGCTCCCGTGGAGTTGCAAAAAAACCGGGTCGTTAAAAATGTGGGTGTTCTCGAATTGGTAGATCGATTGAAAGGTTTAACCAATGCGTTTCTATTTCAAGATCAGATGGAGACCTACATGAACACGAATGTCATATGGGACATGCTACCTTTGATGAATCATCATATGTTTAGTTCAATAGGCAACGTGATCCATCACTACCCAAGAGTTACAGTTCCAAAATCTGACTTTGAGTTCACCTCTATGATGACCAAAACAGCGATGCGTTTTCAATACGCTAAGAAGAAACAGGCTTTTATGCAATATTACAATATATCACCAAAACATTTCAATGTTGTAGCAAATGGTGTTGTCACGCTTATGAACAAACAATTGCCGAAAGAATGCACGTATAATTTGCCCAAAGACGTAGTCGATGTAGCCGTCAAATGGGGAAGTGATGCGGACCTGATTACCGCCGCAAAGGGCACTTCGTGGAAAAAACATATCAGAAAGAAAGATAAGTTGAGTGCTGAAGACGATTTTTGTGAAGACGAGTAGAACAAAAATAGGTCTTTTTTTTCTCGTTTATAAATAAATGGCATCCCCAGGTGTAGTGCAACCTCCTGCTGTACCATCTGTTGCTGTACCGGCGGCTCCTGTTGCAACTGCTGGGGTCATGTCACAAGCGAAACAAACTCTTAACAATGCTGTAGCCACTGTGACTGGGTCACCTGGACTCATGGTAGCCCTAGTGTTTATCATTCTCATCATTGTATTTGTATCCATTTACATTTATGTTCAAGTTAAGGGAGGGTTAAACTATTATACGGCTCTTTCTAAGCCAATGTATCTGAACAATCTGACTGCACAAACCCTCGCGTCTGATGCTAGTTTCCCTGTCCAAAATGTTCAAGAGTTTACCTATGGATTCTGGGTATTCTATAATGGTTTGTCAAAATCCAACAACTACAAGCTCGTTTTACGACGCGGAGACAACCCCATCATTTACTTCGATCGACAGAGCAACGTGATGCACGTTCGTTTGAGAACGGGTCAAGCAGATCTTGATGGGACCATATTTAATACTCTTGACGCAAATACTACGGTGGCTAATTCGAATTCGAATTCGAATGGCCCCACATCGGGCGTTGGGTCTGCAACAGTTACAAGTGTGGACTCGGGGGTCGCATTCGAGAATGACCTCTGTCATTATATCGATATGAAAGTGGACTATGTGCCCATGCAGCGATGGGTGTTCTATACATTGACTATCGATCATGACTTTGTAAGTCTGTACCAGGACGGGGATATTTACAAAGTGATGAATTTGTCTGGAAAGACAGTGAGTTCTAATGGCACTGGTTGTCCTACAAGCGTAAACGGCATTTCAAAGACTGCGGGTGATATGGCTGTCGGAGGTTCAGCTACGGCTCCTGCACCTGATGCGGTGATCAGTCGAGTCGTATTCTTCAACTATGCGATTACAATGCAAGACGTTCAAACTTTGTATAATAAAGGACCCATGCCACAGAGCATACTCAGTGCTCTCGGGTTGCCGGTATATGGTGTACGCAATCCGTTCTATAGGATTGACAACATCGATTCGACTTCATCATCGTGATGATCATGAATTATTATTTCTTCTCATACAATAAAAAGGCTAATGGCTCTTAATAGAGGCATCCAGGCTCTTATTGGAATTACTACAGTTGTTACGGTTTGGATGGTGTTGATTCCATTTTTCTTTGCGAACACAGTCAATGCAGATGGGAAAGCTCCGAAGGGGGTTAAAGAGTTGGCACAGATAATTGTTGGCCGAGCGTTTTTGAATAACAACGAAATTGAGATCAGCACATCGGATCCCAGTACTATCGAATATTTGGCACTGCCTCCGTCAAATGATATCAAGGGCGGAGCTCAATACAGCTATTCGATGTGGATGAACAAATATAACACGGTGGATTGCGCTGGAAAAGTGATTCTGTTGCGCGGGGTGAAACAGCCGGCTATTGTTGTCAAAACAAGCTCTTCCCCAGTGTTGCCAAACACTGTAGGTGTTAGCACGATCCAGGGTGAGATTGATCCAGCTACTAATAAGCCCAAATTGTATGAAATCCTTCGGCATTATGATAAGGACATTGTTATCAAAGCCCCACTTATCAAGTTTGGTGTGAATGAGAATCAACTCATAGTGCAGTTTAATACCGTCAATAACCCACATACCGAAGTGACGATCGATGCACCGATCATGAAATTGATGAGCACAAATACATGGTCCCTATTGACATTTACCTTTGAAGACTATCGGGGGTTGGACGGGTTCGAGTCTGGTGTGCAATTCAAGTTCTACGTCAACGACACCGAAATGCACAGCGAACGCTTCAAGGACGATGCTCTCTTGTTGAATGGGGATCCGGTATACCTGTTCCCTAGCCTTCCTGCTGACAAAAGCATCCCTTCCAGAGAGGCAGCATTGTTAACACAAGACTGGAGCTCATTACAGGGGTCTGTTGCTGACGTAACTTACTACAACTTTGCTTTGCAGTCTAAGGATCTTACTGATATTCTGAATGCTGGTTATAACAATTCAACTTATATGACTCCTGGTATGAGGGCTCGCTCAACTACCTATGACAACATTTATCATACCTCTTTATCTGCCAGCTTGCAAAATATATAATCTATAAATAAATGTCATCATTCCTATCATCTCCTAATAGCAGCGCTATGGTGACGCAACATTCTATGAAGGGTGTTAATTCGTCTGCTTTAAAGTCTAGGTTTGATTCTCTGCACAGCAATTTTGATAAGAGAGCTGAAAACGTTCAAAAGCACACCAATGATTTGAAGGTGTTTGCTATGAGGCTCGCCTCTGGATATCAGTTGTCTGTTCAAATGGTATTGAATTTAAATAGTGTAATTGGACAATATTCTGAATTCATTACAAAACTCGGGGAGACAATGTCGAAGCTGGACAACAATTTTATCTCTGGCGACGATATTCAAAAGATTAATTCGTTGACTCAAGAAACTGTAGGTGCAAGCATGCAACGATTTTCTGAACAAGTTGATAAGTTGGCAGTTATCTATCAGGAAAACGATCTTACATCGTCGGCTGCTAAACTCAAGGAGTCTTCTCAAAATATCAAAACAGCAGTAAGCAATTTAACTGCACCACGAAGATTGGGAGGTGGATTTGTGGATAAATCAGGTAAGTTAGTCGTCGCTAAGTTTGCACGTGGAATAAAATCAATCTTCAAGAGCAAACGCGTCAAGATTTTAGTCAAGTAAAAAAGCAGGTGCTGAAAATTTGACTCATGTTGTTTTTGATTTAAACACACGTTTCTGTGAAACATCATATGGAGGGCTTTCTCGAAGTTATCATGGGATGTATGTTTAGTGGCAAGAGCACAGAGCTCATCAATCGCATAAGGAAGCATAAAATCATCGGTAGTCGCATCAAGGTGATCAATCACGTTAGCGACACGCGGTATAAAAAAGACGCAGTCATGACACATAACATGGAGCAAGAAACGGCTTTGTGTGTTTCAGACCTCATGCCTCTCAAGACATCTGATTGGTACTCTGACACCCATGTCATCTTCATTGAAGAAGGGCAATTCTTTGCAGACCTCTATGACTTTGTAGTAGAGGCAGTTGACAATGACAAAAAACACATCATTGTATGTGGTCTCGACGGAGATTATTTGCGGGATCCGATCGGGCAGATACTACGCCTGGTGCCTTTTGCTGACAAAGTCATGCGACTGGAAGCTCTATGTGCAGTGTGCAGGGACGGAACTGCCGCACCATTCTCTAAGCGACTCCACAAGAGCACGGCACAACAACTGATCGGAGGCATGAATGAATATTCGCCCGTATGCCGCAAGCACTATATGGCTCTTTAAGTAGGTGTTGGTATATAAAGCTTATTCACCATTTAACATGCAACGCGTCTACATGGGAAGAAAGAAAATCGTGACTACCGAAACCTGTGAAGCAGTGGATGAAACATCGAATAGCGATGAGGTTCAGGATACCAAGGAGCTTGAACCAGTGAAGCCTGCGAAGAAAAGAGTAACAAAGAAAGATAAGGTGGCTACTGTTGGTGAAGAAGTACCAACAACGGCGAAGAAACGAGGTCGTAAGACAAAAGACATCCCTCCTGTAACAGACAGTGACACAAGAAACGAAAATGTTATATTGCAATTGAGCATCAATCCGAATAACGCAGAGATGACGGGCAACAATTTCGAAAAGACGTTTTATAAATATGAACCAAATATTGCAGAACCGAATGCATATGATCAATACGATAACAACGAATTCAGTTCACAACCCTTCATCATAACTAAGGGAGAAGAAGATGAAACCCTTATGGTCTGTTCAAACTTTCCCAAGGCGACCAAGAAGAAGACTCAGCAATCTCAGATTACAGCTTTCGCTGGAATCGCACCGGTCATTGAAAAGACTGTTGACAAGAAAAATCATCGTGTATATGAACATTTAAGTGAATTTGTTGCCCGAGAAGATTGGCCAATCAGCACGAATACCGTGTGCTTTTGGTGTTGTCATGCATTCCACAACACTCCATATGGAGTTCCTAATAAATATGTAAATGGCAAGTTCCATGTATTTGGATGTTTCTGTAGCTTAGAGTGTACAACTGCATACAACTTTTATTCTGTAGAAACGAAACACGATGTATGGGAATCGTACAATCTTATCAACTTGCTCGCAAGAAAGATATCGTATTCTGACACTGTTAAAATCGCGCCTCCAAGGCATGTGTTGAAGATGTTCGGTGGTTACATGGAAATAGATGATTACCGCAACTATTGCAAAACCTCCAAGATCATTAATACCCATGCGTTTCCCATGGTAGCAATGATTCAGCAGCTAGAGGAAATTAATGACAACGATCAGTACTCTAATAGGAAGAATATGTTTATTCCTATCGATAAGCAAAAACTCTTTTTACTTGAAAGCAAAGTGAAATTAGAAAGAACAAAACCTATGTTCGCAAACAAAAATACGCTTGATCATACTATGAAGTTACGAATTGACGAAGATTAGTTCGACCACTGAACTTTCTTTTTTCCGTCCTTGATAACATATTTACCAATGATATCACCGGCGTCGCCGTTCTCATCGATCTTGTAGATATTTTCGTCATCATCAATATAATACATGACACCTTTGATTGTTTTTTCATAGAGGTTGATGTCGTCATTTGATTCGGCTTCATTCTCAGTAGATGCGGCCGTAGTTGTGTCTTCCTCCATAACAGGCTTAACAATTTCAATAGGTGGTGGCGTAGCAGGTTCATCATATACTTTGGCCTGCTGCTTGACCACTTCCATGAAAACTGGCTGTTTCTCTACAACGACGACCTCTTTGGATGGCGTCTCTAAAACAGACGCCCTCTTCTCATCGCGCCTAGACAAAGTTCGCTCCATCACAGCGAGCGTTTTGCGTAAGCTGGCGTTTTCGTTCGTCAATGATACGATTGTCGACACACTCATGAAGCTCTTGTTCTCGTCTTTGAGAGAATCGATCTCATTCGTGAGTTCTTGTACAAGGCGTGCCTTCTTTTCCAAGTCTTCTTGCAAGCGCTCATTTTCACTTCTCAGTTGACTGATGAGTATTTCTTGTTTACGCTGGATATTCTCGAAGAGAATCTCATGATGATGAACTACATCATTGATAGCCTTCTTCATATGTTGAAATTCGGTATCCATGTCCATTTTTCTCTAATTTATTAGAGACCCATATCTTTAAGCCTTTTTTAACGACACATTAGACTCTGATAAAAAATTGAACCTCCATGTTTTGTCTTGATGAGAATCGATGACGATGATAATAGATCAAAGCAAATGCATGGCCAAAATAAAACGCAAAGGAGTAGGTGGTGATGAATACTGTCAATGTTCACGGTCAAAAAAGAAGGGGAGTTTTTGTATTACTCATTATAAACAGTCACTGTGTGGGCTACTCAAGCACGGGGAATTCAATGATCAGCAAAGAGAAGCAAGAAATACGCGAGTTGCTAAACGAAAGATGTCGACAGAGATTCAGGCAGAGATTCTAGATTTAGATGCGATGGGTCGATTCCTATTCGATCCAATTACATGGTGGGTATATGATGTCACAACACAATGTCGCATCGGATATTTAGTAGAAGATGAAGAAGACAAACTGAAGGTTGTAGTTGCTTGAAGATCGATGGGGAGATGAGGATGTGCGCTACTTTTCTTCAAAATTTTTTGTTCTCAGTACTGTAAACAGGTGTGGATGACGAAAGTTGTTATCTGTGGTACACATCCTTGCCAATTTAATGGATATTCCAAAGTTCTTTTCGAACTTATTAAGGAATTGTGTCAGTTTCCAGAACTAAAGATATATTATTTTGGCTTCCAAAACTACAGTGACAATAAGAGTCATGAGCAGGAGAGAGCACTCCCGAGCAGTGTTGAAGTATATGATGCGTATAAAAATGAAGATCCAAAGGCTAAAGGGTTTGGAGAAAACCTTATCGAAGCATACGTTCGTGAGAAAGACCCCGACATTGTCATGGTGTACAATGATTTAATCGTGTTGTCCACATTTTTGGATCGGCTAAGTAAAATCCAACCTCGAAAATTTAAATTGATCCCGTATGTAGATCTCGTCTATCGTAACGAAAAGAATGCGCTCGTGAATTTTGTCAATCAACACAGTGATGCTGCAGTATTCTTTACAGAACATTGGGAAAAGGTTGCAAAGTCTCAGGGTTTCAATAAACCATCTTATGTCATGGAGCATGGCTTCAACAAATTGAACAACTATCCTATTCCGAAGAAAGTAGCGCGTACATACTTTAATATCTCTGATGAGCAATTTGTGATATTAAACTGCAACCGAAATCAGCCACGTAAACGCTGGGACATTTGCATCATGTCTTTCGTCAAGTTCATCAGCAATCACTTGAATGAACCCATTAAGCTCATTATCGGCACAGCGCTGACGGGAGCTTGGGATATCGTAGATGTCTTTGTTAGTGAATGTCGAAAGTATGGTCTCGACCCAGAGGTGGCTAAGAACCATCTTATCATGGTTCAGAACCCTCAGAATCTGACTGATAAGGAGATCAACATTCTGTACAATGTCGCCGACGTCGGCTTTAACACATGCGACGGAGAAGGGTTCGGCTTATGCAATTTCGAGCAAGCTGCTGTTGGCATTCCACAAGTAGTTCCCGCGATTGGAGGATTTCTCGACTTTTTTGACAAGACGCGGTCAATTATGGTCAAGCCACGATGGAGTTATTACGTCGAATCTACTCGAGATGCAGTGGGAGGTGAAGGTGAGGTTTGCGACATTGATGACATAGTTGCAGCGATTGAAATGTACTATTGCAATCCAGAATTGCGTACGAAGCATGGTGAAGCGGCACGAAAGCACATTTGTGACAAGTACACATGGCCCTCTATGGCAGGAAAGCTCCGAAAAGTATTTAATGAGTACTCTGAAGATGTGAATGTAGACATCAAGGAAATTGCAAATGATGCATCGAATGCTCCTGCGTTGACTCGGGCACCTGATACACAGGTTGCAGCTCCAGCACCTGTTGCAGTCCCAGCACCTGTTGCAGCTCCAGCACCTGTTGCAGTCCCAGCACCTGTTGCAGCTCCAGCACCTGTTGCAGCGTCTGACAAATTGTTTACAAACCTTGAAGTGTATGATCCGTCAAAGGATGAGCCTGCACCCGTTGTTCAAGAGACTTCACCGGTGGTGATAGAAGCTTCTGCTCCGGATCCTGATGAGATTCCAGAGGTAGACGGCAGCGATGAAGAGATTGACGTAGAAGCCTTGTTGCAAATGCAGAAGAAGCTCAATAAACTTCTGAAGAAGGTATCAAAAAAAAGCAGCTAAGTATAGAACGATGAAATCAGGTCCTTGTGTTTAGTGAACATGTCGGCGCCCATAGCATCTAATTTTTCTCTTAATTCGTCAGATATGTCATCCATTGTTTCCGGAATGTCATATGCTTTCAAATCAGCATCAATTCGAATATATTTATCGCCCAGCATCCGGGTGCAATTCTCTTGCATCATTTGCATTGGTGATGTCATCAGGATATCTAAGATGTTGTTATTGTACCAAGATAAGGGTCCCCATGAGCAAGCCTTTTCTCCATCAATGTCATATTTTGTTTTTCCGGTTCCAATAGACAATATGCGAATTTCCTCGTCTCCCCACAGTCGTCTTGCCTCGAGCAACCCGATCATTGAAGGATTATTGGCAAAGATCCCGCCATCGCCCTCCCAATTGTTCTCTGGAGGAACCTTTACAGGAGGAAATAATATTGGCGCTGCAGATGAAGCGTCTACAACATCGCGAATATTCACTTCTGGCGTCATATCTTTGCTGTACAATCTTGGGCAAGAGTTGGTAAAATTGTAGGTCGGGATGAGAATTGGCTTTGCCAGCTCACTGCATTTGAGATCAGGGATCCATTTGTTGATGATTTGCCTTTTGCCGACACCGGTGTGTTTAGGACCATTAAATGTCCAACGTGAAATAATAGACGGGCTATCAAATATAGTAGCAATATCCCCTTTGACACACACCATGTCCATCACTTCTTGAGCTGAAAACATGTTCGCCACCAATCCAGCTGTAGCTATGGCTCCGATGCTTGTACCTGCGAAAAGATCAAATGCATCGACAGTTTTTTTCCCAAACTCTTGCTCTGCACTTTGCAAGAAGCTGACTAGTGACATACCCCTTACACCGCCACCGTCTAAGCATAAAACATTTTTAGTCATGTATTACATTTAGATGAGAAATACGAAATTACTGAGAGAGCGCGTTGGGCCCAGTTTGACATGCAATTGTTGAACAGTCGAGGGTATTAACCATATCTTTGTACTGACATTGCGTGTATGGCGTCTTCTTCTTGCTTGAAGTGTTAAAAGACGGCTTGCCCATTACTTGTTGTAGAGGAGTCCCGTAAGCTGCATCAAGTGCCGACATTTTTTGCGTGGAATAATCACAGTCCCATTGTTGGTAATTGCGGACACGAAATTGGTCAAGCCGCATTTGTTGTTCCAGATTGGTTTCTTTGAAGCATCGTCTAAAAGTGCTTACAGCGTCGATTCGATTGTTAAACATGTATTCTTGTCGTCGGTTATAGTCCGATGTCATTGCCTGTTGGGTGTCGCAGTCTGCTTTGTCGAATGCAGCATACATCTTATGACTTCCTTTACACTATATGATATATATTTCTATATTCTTTCATGACTGGCTAAAATATATATGTGAATTATATAAATGTCTAAGCGTGCCCCAAAGTCTTTGTTATCCCCTAATACCAACTATTTTGTACTGTTTCATTCCAACTCGTGCGGAGGTTGTGTCGCGTTCAAACCCACTTGGGCAGAATTGCAAAAACATAAAAACAAAGTCGGTGCCACTATGATCGCGATCGAGAGCGCCGAGTTCAGCACTGTCGAGAAGGACCCGCACCTCGGACAGGTTGTGAAACAACTTCGTTACGTTCCAACCATGGTTATGTACTCTGGAGATACAAAGTCTTTTGAGGAATATAACAGTGAACGAGATGTGCAGACCATACTCAATGTGTTGAAGCAGAAGTTTCCTGCTAAGAAGCCTGCTGCCAAGAAAGTTCAGGTTGGTGGAGAGTGTGGGGTGTGTAGCGCAGGGCTTCCTATTATGCCGGTCGTTGGCGGAGGCAAGCCAGTAAAACCCGCTAAGAAACGAGCGGCTGCTAAACCAAAGACGCGCAGTGCCAAAAAGACCTCAAAGAAGGTTGGCAAACAAGCGGGTGGGTTCGTTCGCGGAGGTGTGATTCTTCCAGAGAGTTTCTATACTCGCTCGTAAAATAGCAAGTACCCTTGCTCTGCATCCTTTAAACTGCCAATGCCACGCTGTGCATCGTCGATACATATCCATTCTGTATCGGTGCGGCATAGAGCGACATAATGCCCTGAATTTAAACTACCCATATGATTGGATGTTGCGCGAATATGATATCGCAGACTTTCATTCTCTGGAGAAAGTTCAAGTGGATACAGATCGATAACTTCGGGAACATTAATGTTGTGATCCATTTTAGACCCCCGATTATTCTTATGAACAAACCTCTTGATGCATATAGTCAGTATTTTTGGAAACTTCCATATCTTCATGATCTTTTCGCTGGGTGATATCTTGTTGCATTTATCACATCTCCATTCTTGTAATGTCTCCGATTCTAACGAGAGTGAGAAGCAGTCTTCCAATGTTGGGTTTGTTTTTTTAGAGGGTATCGGCACTTCCCAAACAGAAAACATCTGATAATTGTGGTGTATATGGTTGCAATTGCCACAGATGATTTGATTAATCATTTGACCATGAAGCATGTCTGTCAAAGAGGAATATTCCTTGGAGATACATTCGCTCCACGATTTGTCACATTTGCGTTTGATCTTATCAAAGAAGGGGGAAATCTTCTTTGGCGTTTCCATTAATGGAGCTTTGGTATTCAATTCGGTATTGAGACGCGCTACAATGAGCATGAAGATTTCGTGTACATCATTTTGCGAACGAATATTCAAGTAATCGAATGTACACTGCATTGCATGGAGGAATACGGCAGGGCGCAGCACTGGGTTTGGTTCTGTATCCATTCGATGAAACAGATCCGACATAGCCCATACAAGCGACTTCGTATTTGGCTCTCGTGACATTTTAGACAGGATGAGTTCTCGAAATGATTGACATGATCGCAAACATTGCAGGAGAGAATTCATGTAGCACGTTGCTCCCAAATTCATCAAACCTTTCGGCTGCATGATTATTATCCTATATGTACAAGAATTTCCTTATATGTGGACATGACTTAAACAAAATTTGAACAAGCAGGTGAACTTGAAATGAATTCAAAATGAACGCAGAGCAAAAACTTGCATTTGCCGCCGTAGAATCTGGTCGCAACCTGTTCATCACAGGGCCCGCTGGCACCGGAAAGAGCTACGTGATTCAGCAAATCCGACAATGGGCGAAACGACATTCTAAAAACATCGCCTTGACGGCTATGACCGGCTGCGCCGCTGTATTGATTGGTGGTCGTACTCTTCACTCGACATTGAGCCTAGGTTTAGGAACCGGTACTGCCGAAGACATCGCTGCTGCTCTGGAAAGAAACCGCATTCAGCTTCGCCGGGTCAAAGCCATGCACATCCTTGTGATAGATGAGGTGTCTATGATGAACAGCGAGCTGTTTGACAAAGTGTCATATGTTCTGAGCTTGGCCAGACGTGACCATCGACCGTTTGGAGGGGTGCAGATGGTTTTATGCGGGGACTTCTGCCAATTGGGACCTGTGACCGGAGATTATTGCTTTAAGAGTGCTATGTGGCAACATGTGCATTCTGTGACGCTGCATCAGCTCATGCGACAAGAGGACACTGATTTCCAAAACATGCTGAACAGCTTACGCATGGGACGGCTTGACAAGCCGATTTACAAAGTTCTCAAGGGGTGCATCAATCGAGAGTTTGACGGTGAAATTCAACCGACGGTGCTATACTCGCTGCGACGTCATGTAGACGCTGTCAACAAAAATGAATACGATGCGCTTGTCGCGGCAGGAGCTAATGAACGCGTATACTCTACAACTTACGGAGATCAATATCGGGCTCAAGTGATCAAATGGGCCGAGAACATTGGGGTTCCTAGTGAGGTTAAACTATGCATCGGAGCACAAGTCGTAATCACTGCGAATCTTGATGTTGATGCTGGAATTGTCAACGGGACACGCGGCATCGTAGTCGGTCTTCCATCGGCTGGTCCAGAACTTGAACTCATCAATAGATCGCGATATGTCGTAGAAATGAAAAAGCTGAGCGATGACAATGACATTCTAACCTTGAAATACCACCCTGTGCAGTTTGCATGGGCGTTGACGATCAACAAATCACAAGGCATGACGCTTGATAGAGCAGCTATCGATCTTGGATCCTCTATATTTGCGCCAGGGCAGGCATACACTGCATTGTCTCGAGTCAAGAATTTGGAAGGAGTGTGTATCTTAGGGTTGTCCAAACAAGCGTTTATTACGCACCCTGATGTAGTGGAGTTCTATGGGGTCAATCAGTCTGTTCCTGCTCTTGCCCCTGTTTTGCGAGAGACGTCGGCACCGCTGAGTGTTGCTTGATGTAGCCTCGGATTATGTCGTTCATCAATTCAACTTCTCTTTTGAAACATGCAGGAGTCTCTCCACCAAAAGGAGCCCCTGTATCAATTAATGCATCACCTACATAGATCACATAGACTTCATGCATGTAGGTCTTGGCAACGAGTTCGCGCTTGATGGTATGAGCACCTTTGACCATGATGAAAAAAATTCCATAAATATTGTTCGTTTTCTCGTGCATGAAATGACTGAAATTTGTAATGTCTATTAACAAGCTGCTGGCTGAACGTTGATAGTCGTTGACTCCTATGAGCGGGTGATTATACACGTACAATTTATGCATGTCTGAGTCGAGCATTCTGTAAAAGCGATTGACACAACGCTCGTAATAAGTGCGCTCCTTCTCTACTCTCAAGTCGCTATGAGTAAGAGCTAAATTGAAGTGATACTTTGACAGTCCATTTAATACGGGTTCCGTTTCATAAAATGTGTTGACCAACGCATCCTCTTCGCTGATTAAATCGGCGTTGCCATCGTAAAAGTTATATGTCCGTGCCTTGATTTTAATATAATTGTCGACGTTGAAGAACTCTTTGAAACGCGTTTCAATACAATGCTCAGCCGTATTCAGTTTGGTGATCATCCAATCAAACGGATAACTTTCTTTTTTCAATTCGAGATCGATTAATAACTGTGAGGGCGTGCAACGATATCCAATCGAAAAAAACACGGTGGGGTGCACCGCCGGTTCTGCGTTCATTTTAATTGACAGGTATATTTTCTCTTGGCAAAAATTGAAAATGACTTGAAAGAAATCTACCCCTATAAACATAAAGAATACGATGCCCGAAGCTCCTGAAGTTGCATATTTGGTTAAACAGATGCATAAGGCGTTCTCTCAGAACACATTAACGTCTATCGAGTTTGTGAAAGGCCGCTATGTCAAGCAAGATCCCAAAGGATTCGATAAGCTAGCGCTGCCGATAAAACTCGAAAAAATCTATCACCATGGCAAGGTCTTAATATTTGAACTTGAAGGAGGTGTTTACATGATCTCTCGTCTAGGACTTGCAGGGTGGTGGTCTTGGGATGGATCCGAAAGTGAGAAACGCTGGCGGGTCAAGTTCGATTTCGACCATGACAAGACATTGTATTACTGTGACACGATGAATTACGGAACGATCGAGTTTGTTCAGGACTTGGTTGACGTAGACGCGCTGGCCCCCGACGTATTCGGATTGAAGTGGCCTACATTCTGGAAAAGAGTCACGGAATTGAGCGCTGCAAAAAAACGATGGTTGCTCGAGGATATCATCGTAGACCAACATACTCTCGTTGCAGGCATCGGCAATTATCTGAAGTGCGAGATTTTGTATCATGCCAAGTTGTCTCCAATCAGAAAAGCAGGAGAGCTTGAGGAATCAGAGTGGAAAGTGCTGTTTGAATCGATGAAACATATTGTGTTACATATGCATGATGGGTTCAAAAAGAAAGGGGTGACAGATTCAGTATACAATGAGTTGCTTCACGTGTATGAGAAAAAAATGGATATTCAGGGCAACGCAGTCGAAACGAGGAAAACAAAGGGCGGGAGAACAACATATTGGGTACCATCTGTGCAAATTTAATATCGTGATTTTGATGATGACGATGCTACTGGAGCGCCAGTGTTGAATACTACTGTTTTTGTTGCTGCGGATGATGTGTCACCATTCATCACCATGGGCAATTGCATGAGCTCAGTCTGCTGCATGACAGCAAGTTGAGTGAGCCCATCTACTTTCTTGTTCATATCGGAGTATCTTTGGTTGAATCGTTTATTGTCGAAGCCATACGATGAATCGTACGAGTCCATGCGCTTGGAAACGTCGCTAATCAGCAGGCTTTGATAAATGAGAACCCCTAACAACAACATAATTATGATAAAATTGATATAGCTAATTACCTCCATTACTTTACTATTTACGAGTATTTTTATTTTGATGTTGACGCCGCCGCTGGGAAGTATGACGAAATCTCTTTCATGTGATTTTTCTTATTTTCCAGTTTCAGCAGGAAAGGCTTGAACAGAATCTCCTCGACTTCGCGCTCCTTTAGCCGCACAATCTTGTCATGAGCCTTCTTTGGTGTACTACCTTCTGAAATGAGCTGTGCCAACATGCTCTCGAAGTAGTTGGGTGGTTTGCGATATCCTTTCAACTGATTGAGTGCCAGAGCGTATAGCTGCACGACAGGCTTCATGAGCTGATTCGTGATATAGAACTTGTAGTCAGGTTCAAGTTTGTTTTGGATGATGAATGCAGGGAATTCGATCTTGTCGCCTTGCAGCATTTTCTGGCCCTTCTTCTCATCAGCGCGAATGTACACATATGGAATACGATCATTCGTCTGCGGCGCAGACCCCGGGTCACGCTCTTTCATACGATCGGCGAGAACCTTGTGCGCGATCTGCATCGGATTCTTGTAAGAGCCCTTGAGCGTCTTCGTGATTACGAGCATGTCCATGTCGACCTTGCCTTGGATGAGGTTACTGAGGTTTTCGTTAAGGAAGGCCAGAGATTTTTGGACATTGGTCTCGTTCAGAATGATGTCGATGATGCCTCCATACACGTGCTTGACGATATTGGCATTGTCGCGTCGCTTGAGCACGATTCCCATGCTTTTTTGCTTGAACTTGTTGACATCATGCTCATACAGATTGCCAACGTAGCGCTTCTTTGACAGAATGATGAACGGGAAGAAGGTCTTTTCGTACTCAAGATCATGTGGCTTCTTGAGGAGTTTCTTGAAGCCATCCGATCCAGCAATCGCCCCGTTGATGGATGCCTGAAGCGCTTCTTTGCCTCGTAGCTTGACGCGTTCCATAGCCCCTGTGTGGGGATCCACTCGCAGCTCCTCGTTCGGGAAGATGGCAAATACGGAGTCTGTGTTCTTCACAATGAGGTTGCCGACTCCCGCATGGAAGACGCCTGCCTCAGTCTCCAGGTCGTAGACGTAGCCTTCGTAGTGTTCGTGCAGGAGTACCTTCTTCTTTATAACGCAAGGGTCTTTGCGTTGGGCTGATTTTGTGTATGTAATTCTAAAGCTGTTGTCATGGGCATCAATAGATGTCGTGTATCCCAGCTTTTGGAGTATCACAACATATGATTGTGCAACAAGTTGACTTGTTGTATTTAGCTGGCCATCTCCAGTGAAGACTTCGTCGAAAGTTGAGTCTGTCTCTGGAAACACAGGTTGGGAATGGAGCAAAGGCTGCCCGACTTCTACCGACTCTGGCTTAACCAACTCACAGTCGGGCGTGAGTAGGCTATGATCCTCGGTCACGTCTACGAGGCCCGTGTGAGTGACAATGCGGTAAATCTTCTTGGTAGTGAGATGTCGAATGACGCGCTTCACCTTTGCCCAACCTGTATGCGTCCACACCTGAGTATTCTCTGGGAAGTGCTGCTCCTTTTCTTTCAAACCCGTCTCCTCCGCCTTGAACTGCGGATATTCTAGCCAATGGTCCTGTGTCGCCATGTCCTCAATCGTAGTCACGGCAATTTTGCCATCACGCATCAATGTGATAGGCGTGTAGGGCATGACGCTGTCGCCATATATGACTTTCGCCCCACACTCTTTCTCCAGATACGCCTTGGCGCTCAAGATCAGGTTCCGTCCCGTTGCCGTCGTCGATGCCGCTAGGTCCTTCATGTGCACGGCACTTGTCTTCGCTCCCACTTGGCCGTACACACTGTTGGCGGTCACTTTGTAGGCCAGTTGGAGGCCATCGAACACAGCTTTTTGGAAGTCGTCATAGGCATCGGCGATCGATGCGACCTCATCTTTAGGGAAGCTCAGTTTTTCCTTGTTGCTCGTCACGAACTCGACCACGTCGCCGCTTGAAGAGACCGTGCCGACAAAGGACCGCCCATCGGTCGTCGTAAGCAGCTTCTCTTCTATTTTCTTGCGGGTCGTTTTACGCGCCGTAAGTAGCTTTTGCAGAATGCGTGGGATGACTCCTTTCTCGCCGTTGGGGAACTGAGCATAGCGACACACGCGTTCACCTACTTTGTGTTTCTTGTCGCCCTCGCCTTCGAACTGATCATAGGTGATGTTCAGATACTCGTATCCTGGCAAGTTGTCGTACTTGGGATCGAGCACGATCGAGTCATGCGAGATGTTCTCACTGATCATACTCGACGGGTAAAGAGAGGCGTAATCCAGAACCGAGATGGGGTCGTCGATGTAAATGCCTGGAACAGGGTCCAGCACTATCGCACCCTCGTATCCGTCGTCCTCTTCTTCGTTCTGACGGACGACTGGGATGACGAATCCATCCTCGTTGCATTGTTTGGCGACAAGGCTGAAGATTTTGACCCCCTGTCCACGCATAAAGATGTACGATAACGGCACCGTGCAGACATTGGCCATACCAAAGTTGTTGGCAAGGATCTGCAGCTTCATCATAAGGTAGTTGCAGAGCATGCAATCCTGAATACAGTATTTCGCGATGAGGGCACGGTCGGCGTCAGTACCAGTCTGACATTCGAAGATCTGCTTGGGAGATATGTCGTCCTTCGCCAAACCCCACGTCATCTCTTTTTTGCCGAGAGCACCAGGCGGTGTTGCCAGTGTCACTTGCAGAGTCATCGGGTCCATCGCCTCTACGAGCACCTTCTCGCCATTACCCAGCTTGATATAGCTGTTAACTTGTACGCCGTTGACGGTATCGAGTCGCAAGATGTTGCCTTCGATCGATTTGATACCACCTTTCATAAAGTGGTTCGCAACCGCGTCGAGCTTGTATGTGTCCAGCTTGTGGTCCCGCTGCACGACCTTCATAAGATCGATCAGCACACGACCGTCCATCTGGATGATTTTGAGCAGGTTGTCTCCAAGAGCAGACGACGACAGGTTCTTTTCGACATACACGGACGGGCACTCCTCTATACGTCCAAGAGACATGAACTCGTGTTCGCATCGCAGCTCCTTTGCACGCTCATAGAGATAACACATATCGAAACCAAAGATGTTGTATCCGGTTATGACATCCGGATCTTGTTTCCTGAAGAGCTCGGCCCATTTCATAAGAAGCATCTTCTCTGTCTCACATTGGATCACAGTCACGCCAGGGATCGGCGCACAGGTTCCGAGAGTCAAGATGACACGGTGGAAATCATACTGACCTAGTGTTTGGAATACACAGCCGATCTGGATGATAGGATCTCCCTCAAGTGGAGGGAATTTGGATGTGAGCATATTGTTCAATTGCAATACCGAATCACTGGGCTTCGTTGAGGCAATCTTCGGCGCCATCATCTCTTCAAACGCATCGATCGTAGCCTCATCGTCTACGTCATCGTCATATCCTTCCATAAATGCGCTTGCGTTGTCTGCGTCCCTCTCGTATAAGATGTTGCCCTTCAAAACCTCAAGGAACTCGTGCAGATATTCATTGACTCGCTCTTCGATATCGCCAAGGACGACAGGGATTTTGGTGAACACGCGGCTGATGCCTTCCACGGGTTCTGTCGAAAATGCTGACACGATGGCTTTTCCGACGATTCCTCGCAGTTTTACCGGAGGCATACCTTTCTCTTCCGATAGCTTGCGATGGAGTTCGCCTATCTCCCTAGCCAATTTCAAATACCCTTTCTTCGGCACGGGAAAGTCACCGTGGCTGCTCGTGCATTCAAGATCAAAACTGGCGATGCGGAACGGTGCCGTCGTATCTTTGTTGATGCCGGTGACGTTTTTCCATCGTGCAACGGCATTCACGCTGCATCGAGTACGCATGATAGACGAGTGCAATTTGAACTTCCCAGCTGGGACCCGGACCCAGCCACATGGCATGATGTTTTGTTTATGGATGAAGCGCAGGAATGGCTCGACGTTGCTCTCGTATATCGGCAAACGAAACGTGCCGAAGCCAGGTATGTTCACTCTGCCTCCGTCGCGTTTATCTAGGAAGCGGTCCATTTTCTTCATAGCCGCGTGGTTGTTGAAGCTAATCCTGAGAAACCAGAACTGCGTGTTGTTGGTAAATCCCCACACATCCTTCTTGCAAATGACTTTGATGCTGTGGATTGCCTTGTTGTAACGTCGGAGGTAGTCTTCGATACGTTTTAGTTCTTGTTGTGTGATTTGACGCGGCAATTTCACATAGAAATAGGGCATGAACTGAGTTACGTTCAATGACACGGTCGTTCCAGAAGCAGTCATTCCGAAGATTTTGATGAGGTACTTCTTTCGAGCATCGGGGTTCGTGGTCTCCTCATCCTCTTCCTCCTCGTCGTCGTCTTCATAATCCGTGGTGAACCAATCAATTACTTGGAAAACGAGGTCCCCTTCCATAGAATCTCGATGATGATGTATCTTACGATGTATCTCCTTAACTTCTTTTTCCTTGTTGTTTAAATTCTTTTCAAATTTTGCACTTCTCTGAAAGTTCTCTGCATCTATATTAAAGATGGCAACTGAATTCGAAATAAGTCCCTCTATCCTCATCGTTGCCTTTCTTGTGGTAGTAGCATTTGTGTATGGCATGTTTTACATGAAGGAGCGCTTTGCGGAGGTCGACTACGTGACATCTACCATCGATAATCGTCGGTACTTGGTGCGCAATTTGCCAGATAGTGACAAGGCTGCCGATTTGCTTGCACAACTGAATCAACGCTTTTCAAAAATCGTAGATGTGATGGTTGAAGAGAACCCTAGTAACGCAGACGTAGATCGTTTGCAGCGCAACTATGTTCCAGAGAACCTGTCGGAGGGCAACGATGATTCGAACTACACGTCATACTCTGTAAATAAAGGAGAGCAAATCGTCTTTTGTCTCCGTTCAAGAGATGGAGAGGATACCCTTGTTGATATCAATACGCTGATGTATGTAGGCACGCATGAACTAGCGCACTTGATGACGAAAGAAGTGGGGCACACTCCGACCTTTTGGGAGAACTTCAAAATCTTGTTGAATCGTGCAGTGGAATTGGATCTCTATCGCAAGGTTGATTACAACAAGAAACCCAAGGAATACTGTGGGATTAAAATCACATCCACTGTGCTAAAAGACTAAAAAATAATGTACCGGCTAATTAAAATGGAAGAATGCACATCTATATTCCGTGCTGTCCATTGGGCGGGCGAAGAAAAGACGCTCTATTTATTTACAGGTGACGTAAACGAAGCTACAGAAAAGGTGATCAGGAAGCTCGAAGCTGGAGAGTCTACGAGTAGAGATGAAGTTGGTATTTCTAAACAGGTGCTTGGGGTTGGTACAAATTATACGAAAGTCCGCTGGGTGCGACATTCCATTTATGCGGACGACCCCCATTATATAGTGCGCTGGAAGCTATTTTCGCATATTCCTGAATTGCGAACTGTGATTCCAGACCCGAATCACATCTATGCTTGGTACGACGAGAAGATTTCGGATTCTGTGATAGAAATGATCATCTACAAATGTTTCTCTAGTGGCAACAAGGTCGTGTCGTCTGAGTTCGTATGTCATCTTCTCGCAACGTTGTTCAATAAATTGACCGTGCATCACGGAGAAGACGAGTTCTTCGACAAAGAGGGTGTGCGTGAGTTTATTCAGTCGAAACGATACACACGCATCCATTTTCCTCTAGAGTTGGAGTATTACGATGTCCGAATGGCATATGTCCCGATTCGCGCAAATCCTTATAAGGAACTGGCTATCGATATGGCATTTGTGAATGAAGAAGGTGAGTATTTACCCAAATATCAAGTTGTAAACAAGAGTCAGCGTATTCTCGGTGATAAACGTACTATTCAGTTCACTACATCGGTGGATCTTAGTGCTGTACTGGATGGTGCTTTGACAGAGTCTGCAAACATGAAATTCAACGGCCTGGTGCGCAAATATTTCCCCAAAATTGAAGCTATTGCAAAGCAACCCGCGGTAACAAAGACGACGTTGAAATACATTGATACCATCGGAGAAGTGGATGACATTGTTGAGCACGCGAAGACATGTGACGATGAAACTGTGAATCCCAAGGTTCGTTGCTTGCATTTGTCGGTGCAGCAATCGCTTGGCGATATCGACATATTGACTGCTTTCAAACAACTCGAGACAAGGGCCGATATGCCTTTCATAGAATTTCGCGACTATGCTGAAAACGTCTATAAAATCCGCACTGAGTCAATGCGAGAACGTTCCAATGCGACTGATATCGTCGTATCGTTTGATGCCCTTAAACAATGGACCAGTCAAGAGAAGTATGCGGCCGATCCTCTCTTGCTCGGACGCATTCAACGGAAGTATCGTAGCCTCAGGGTTAAATTGCACCTTATGAAACAGGATGTGGATGACCTCTTCTTCAGTGTTGTTTTCTATGATAACGGGAGGTACGACATCAAGGTCAGTGCATTAACACATGACTCTCTTTACATGAATGATATGCTCTTAGCGTTTGAAAAAACGAACGCGATGCTTCGTGTCCTGGAAGAGTGCTTGGTTCTACCTCAAAAGAGTTTCTACACTTTATCGAAAGATGTATTATCTGCTTCACCACCCTTCTATGTAGAGTTTGTTGAGTTTGAAGTCAGCCATATAGTTCAGGGCAAAATGACGAATGCATCAACTATTCGACAATGGGCAAAGAAAATGTATCCGATCGTGGATGTTATCGATACTGCGACGAAAGACGTAGCCATCAACATGAAATATAAACGCGTTGACAACTTTCTTAGCATGGATGCAACAGAGGAGTTCCTCAACAAAAACTATCAGTTGCCAAGAGAGGAGCTGCTAGAAAAGATGCAAAAGCTGTTTATGATGAATGAAGATGACGCTGAAAAAGCCTATCAACATAATGTCGACAAGCTCAAGCTCAATGTTGTAAAGAAATCACAGTTCCACAAGCCCCGGTATAACAATGGTATTCTTATCCAGATTCATATGCTGAATCAGGCACAAGCCAAGATTGTTTTGAAGGGTATTCGCAATGTGTCCATTATCCCAGAAGCGATTCGATTTTCACGAGTTGCATGTGAATCAAAACCATTGAAGATTAAGCACGGTAATCAGATAACCCTTGAAAAAATCGCCGAGTTGGAGAATCGCGACATAGATGTTATTACACAGTTTGAGGAGAAAGATGAAATCATTGGGGAAGACGATGATGCGTTTGATGTAGACAATGATCTCTATGACTTTGGTGATGATGAAGCCGATAATGCAGCTGATGAGGAAAAGAATGTGGATGACGGAAAACATGAACAAGGGCAAAAGACGGTCATACACGAAAAGGAGCCTGTGGTTATCGAAGAAGACGTTGACGAAATCAATAAGGATGATTTCGATATGAAACTCGTGGACAAAGTGAACATAGATGAAGATGCCACGCGCAAATATGTCAAATTGATTTGGAAAAAGCTACAGGAAAAAGACAAAACCTTGTTCAATTATCGTAAACAAGGCACAGAAAAGCAGAAACTATACAATACGCACTGTCAGAGTCACGACAAGCGTCAGCCAGTCGTTTTAACAGCAGACGAAAAAGCGTATATTGATGAGCATCATCCTGGATCATACGAAGAATTTGTGCAAGCTGGTAGCACAGATGCTTTGAAGGAAAAACACTATTACATATGCCCTCGTATCTGGTGTCCTATCTCAAACGTTTCTATTACACAGGAGGAGCTAGAGAAGTATCATAATCGTTGTCCTCCTCCCAATTCAGAGCCGCCGATTCTGATGCAGTCCAAACACTGGACGATCGAAGAAAAAGTCGATGGCAAGATTGTTCGAAAAGAAGCACCGCATCGTTACCCTGGATTTCTGAAGAAAGAACTCCATCCCAAAGGGTTCCTTGTGCCATGTTGCTTCAAGACACAGAATCGGTTAGTAAAAAAGGGAAAGAAGGGGGCTGTGACTGAGGGAGTTGCGGCTGTTGATGATGGGGCAGGAGTAGGGGCAGCAGATGAGCTTGTTGAGAGCAAAGTAGCAGCAGTTACCAATCCTGGTGCAGATGACTTCGAAAATGAACGATATGTTCTCAAGTTGCAAGGAGTCGCTATAGAACCTGGTAGACATGGCGTGCTTCCTGATAGTCTCGGTTCGTATTTCGGCAGCTCCCAGTGCTACGGACTTATTAAAGAAGACACGGCATGTTATGTGCGCAAAGGAGTGACTCAAAATCACAACAGTTTTTTGAATTGCGTGGCAGACGTCTTGGACAATCCGGCTATTTCAGGTGCAGATGATTTGATAGCTGAGATCGATCGGCTCATGAACCCGATTGATTTC